CTGTCCGCTTGAATGTTTTTGTTGCAAGAGTCGCAAATAGATACCATAGCCTCTGAATCGAAGACTGCTTCTTCGGGCATAACCAACATCTCACAAACATAACAACGGACTGCCTTTTCAAGACACTCCTCGCAAAAGTAGCAATTGTCTATTAGTTCGTCAGTGGATGGGGCTTCACAATAATCACAAGGCATAGCGTTTAGCATATCCTCTATGATACCTACAAGTTCTCCTCTTGTAAAATCACTTAATGAGAAGTCACCGGCCACCTGTGCTTGAAATAAATCAAGGGCTTCCAGTACATCCTCTATTTCGTAGAGCATATATAATCCTCAATACTCCCTTTTTTAACCGTATCTATACCATTATTCTTCTTCTTCTTGCAAATATTTATCATCAACAGTCCACAAGGATGCTTTGTTTCCTTGTCTTACTTGCACAAATCGAGAATCCATTGTAATTAATCTTGTAAGTTGCCCCTTACTCGGTGCATTTAGATAATGCCTTTTTGTTCTTCTGTTATTAGTTACAACTATTTCCACATCGTAAACAAGGTCGGCAACAGTTTTAGCACCGTTCAACCTTATGTGTTCAAACACCGCATCCATAAATCTACGATGTTTAACCATCACTCGTCACCATCCGGCATACCTATGCGACACATGACACCCCGCCTACCTCTTTTACCATGAGTGTGAGGCACATATTCTCTGTACCAATCCTCACCAATTAGGTTCTCCTCTATCCAACGCTTTGCCTGTTGGTAGTCTCCATTTGTAATCGCTCTGCTTATCTCTTTTACAAGTTTCGAGCGAGGCATATCCTCATTCCAGTAAGTAGTTTTGATGAGAGCCAAATCTGCATCCATAACATTTCTTCTCATCTTCAAAGAAGATGCAAGTATACTTGCAAGTCTGTCGTCAACATCTACTGTAAGTATATCACCGCCTTTCCAGTTTGGTTGCATCATTGCGTAACCAATTGCAAGTCTTCTAAATAGGTCGCTCTCGAAAGAACGAACAGTATCTCTGAGAACCCACTCCTCAAACTTCTCTGTAAAAGTTACACCGAGAGGTGGTTTCAAAGTTGCATCTAACATCCTGTTGATGAACCAAGAGCGCATCTCAATGGCGGACTGTGCTAAGTCGGCTCTTTGTGCCGGAGTCATTCTTGCCTGTGCATTCTGTGCTTTCTTGTATTGCAACTCCAAGCCTCTGTTCATCTCAATGTCAATGATGAAGAACCTTCGGTCAAGACCGGACACTAACTCAAACCGAGCAGGTTGTGTTCCCGCCCATACTGTGTATCGTGTATTGTATCTGACCCATCCATTACGCATACCTTTCTGTACCCTACCGGAGTCGAGAGAAGTAAGCATTTGGTTTTTCATATCCATACTGTGTTCTTTGCGAGTTGCATCCGTGATAGAGGAAAACTCCTCGAAGCCCAAGAATCCACCACACATCTCTCTTGCAAGTGGTCTACCTCCGACATAACCGTCTTCATTAATACTGCCGAACATACCCGCCTCTGTAACGGACTGTGCGCCCATCATTGTCCTAAACCCAACTCCGTTGAATCCATCCGGATTCCAAAGAAGACCTGTACCTTCTGCAAGAAATAAATCAATCAATACGTTCTTTCCCGAACCCTTCTGCCCTCGCATGAGTATGTGTATACGTGTATCTGCAAGTCTTGACATTGGCGTGTAGATAGGTAGGTTATCGTGCCTCATAGGACAATCGGGGATAGAGAAGTAATCATCTATAGGATTAGCAGGGTCAAAGTCGCAACGACTGCATTTGTTAATCGTGTTGAATATATGCGCCCCTATGCTACACAGGAATATGGGTACTTTGTCTTGCACATTCACGTAATGATTTCTGTCGCAGAAGTCTTGCAATTTATCGAATATATCCATTATCTCACCTCACATCCATTCCGTTATCTGCCTTTGGGTTTCATAATCACCCCAATGTTCTATTCGATGACTTGCAATTTGCAAATAATCCTCATTTAATTCGATACCCACGAAATTAAAGCCTTCAAGACAAGCCGATATGCCAGTCGTACCGCTACCCATGAATGGGTCAAGGACTACACCTTCGGGCGGTGTGATTAGGCGACATAGATACCGCATCAAATCAATGGGCTTTACTGTCGGGTGATTGTTCCTTTGTTCTCTTGTTCTGTTTTCGGGGTTGCGGTTATTGTTCCTCAACCCTTCATCTGTGTGTATTCCGTAGGTCGAGTTTTCATTTAATTTAAGAGGTAAATTATCACACCCCGCATTCCTTTCCGTTTGATTGGCTTTGGCGCAATAAAAATAACGGGCGGGCAAATGCTCTATCGCCTCGTCTGAACCATCGTGAATCACATTAGACGGCCAACGGCCTTTTTCCCCTACTCTACAACCATCTATATTCATAGCACCTGTTCCATACTCAAGAATATTCTCGGCCACCGTTCCTATCAATGGCTTACGAGCAAGACAAATAGGTTCATTGGCGGGTTTCAATTGTGTTCCCCAACCACCACCGACATTTAATGACTTTGGGAATCCAGTCCCATACAACCATTGTATGCAATCTCTAATCTCAAACCCTGCATCTTCGATATTGACTACCATTCGATGATAGGTTCTTGTGCCGGAGAAAGCCAATAGATGACCGCCATGCTTCAACACACGCAAGCACTCTTTCCATATCTCAACCGAAGGAACATCATAGTCCCATTTAGATTGCATGAAATGTAGTCCGTATGGTGGGTCGGTAACGATAGAATCAACGGAGTTGTCCTCCATAGTTTTCATTACTTCTAAACAATCGCCCAATCTCAAATCTGTATTCATTATCTCACCTCACACCGATTCCACGCCAACATACTCTCGACCACCCATCTCCTCCATGACACGTGATATGACCCCTTCGGCTTCTTTTGTTGCGGTCTCCCATTCGGCATATAACTCTTTTGCGTAATCCAAGTCAATATCGAGTTGCATGAAGGGCAACATACCTATACCATCGGCAAACGCGGCCTTGATTAAAGGTCTTTCAACACTCGCAGAAAAGCACATCACCATAGCATTTTGATTGTATGTTTTGCAAATCCTCAAACCCGCGAAGACAAACATAGGTAACATAAGGTCTTCGGGTATCTCATCGTACTGATAGAGTCTGCAAGCAGGTTCTTCTTTGAAGTCCTCCTTTTTCCACCTGTAATCAGAATACATATCCGTAGTTGCAAAAATAACTTCGTTTATGTTCTTGTATCTTAGAAGCGTACAGACCAAAGCATCTCTTACAAGTGGATAGCCGAACAACCAATGGTTAGAGTTGGTCGGACTTATTTGTTGCAAACCCGCAATAGAAATTATCACAGCATTTGCATTCTTACTTTCGTAAATGGTAATGAAGTCCTCCGTAGAGTGTGCCTTTTGCAACGGTTTGACATTCAATAATTTTGAAAGAAGAACGCCTACTTTCTTTCCATCCTCTGCTACTGTTCCGAATATTATATTCGGTGTAGGGCATGGTTCTTGTGGTGAGAACACGATTAACTTTGTAGGTTTCTCATTAGGTGTTTCCAACCAGTGTATGTCGGTCTCCGTATTATTCTGAACGCTGTTGTTCAAGTCTCTCCACCTCCTTGAGTAGCAACTTAGGTAGACGGCTTCTCTTGGTTCGTGGGTGCGTGTAAGAAAGATACTTCGTTGCCTCCTGTTGCAAGTCTTTGTTGATTATGAATCCATCTTCATAACGCATGATTCTACTTTTCTGTATCTTTTGCACGAAGTCTGCAAAACACATTTGACTGTCTTTGTTTCTTATGTTAGACCAAACTCTCCTATTTACAACTGTGTCGTACACCTCTCTAATGTCTCCTACTCCTCCTCGTTCCTCTACTATCTCATAGGTCGCGTCTAATACACGCGCCCCTGTTTTTGGCCGTCTCTTTTGCTCCATGTAGTTAGCGTAATCCAATGTCCCTATAAACATAGCATATAGTTTGGGTCTGAAAGTATTAATTCTGAAAGAATACAACCTCTCAGTAAGCGTCTTTCTCTATTCTTTTTATTCACTATGGGATATTTTTCTTCTCTCCCTTTCATTCAACGCCTTATAGGGAATAGAATTATTGCAACAAACCGCTTTACTGCGAGCCTGTATTTTTTCCTACGGGGTTCTGAATCAATTGAAGATATTGTAAATATTCCAACTCATCTACTTCTTCTTCAAACATATTCAGTTTCGTTTTGTAGTCTCCGACTACACCACATTGCAACTCAAGGTTCTCGCTGATAAACTCTGCAACTCCTCCTTTCTTTCTTACAACAACTCCTGTTCTCGGTCTCACACCACCCTCTCCTAAGAGCAGCACTAACGATTCTTCTTTACTTGCAAGTACAGCAAAAACGATGTTCTTTCCACTTACAAATGACACTGAACAATCTTTGTCTCCTTGTTTGGTTGGCAGCAGCAGCCTCTTGCGAGTATCGGCTTTTGCAAATCCACTTTCTACCAAGTCAAAACAAATGTAATCCCTACTACTCTCCTCTATTAGTATTTGCAATTCCTCACTCGCGCCCCACTCATAACCCTTCATCAGATAGTTGAGGTTTCTCCTCAACAATCCACTATGTAAGCAGTCGAGGAAATCCCAAACCGCATTGTATCCTTGCAAGACTACGGTATAACCCTGTATATCCAGTGTAAGTTTCGGGCTGAATCGCCTTCTTCTCCTATCACCGCGTTGTATCAAACGCCATGCTTGAAAATCTGTGACTGTTATATGTCTCTCCGGTTTTGCAAATAAGTATCTACCAGCGATAAGAACAGGATGCCTCATGTATCTTGCAAGCATACTGCGTGTTATGAATAATTGGGTGTAGAAGGTAGCGGGAGGAATGAATGACAGGAGGAATGCCCGCCTTCTTCTACATTACCGCGTGTTTGTTTTGGCTTTATCAATAGTTGCAAAGCATTCTTTGCATCTCGGCCTTAGATGCGTGTTCGCGTCATCCATGAAGTACGCGGGGAATACAGGGGGGTCTGTGTGGTGTTCTTGCACAGGGTACTCGTATCCACACACTGCCTTCTCGCTAAAGCCCTCAAAGGCGTGCAATACGGGTATCTCACCCTTGTAATCCTTGCAAGTACGGGTCGTCATAGAATGTCACTCCCTTCGGGTCTATTGGAGGTCTGATTCCCTCCGGTATATTTAGCAAGAAATCTGATGCCTTAATACTTCTTGGTTCATACATAGCCACAACGAAAAAGAAGGAGGGAGACCTACTCATCCATTCTGCAAGTTGCAAGGCTTGGTCTTTGTGTGCTAATCCCCACTCCATCGGCTCTATATCCATCCCCAATCGTAGCGTGTTTACATAAAACCATACACCAGTCATGTTGCAAAAGTGCCTATGGTGTTCATTGTTTATCGGGTCGAAGATTTCATCCAAGTCTTTTCCTCTTGGGCTTCTGAAATAATCCCGCTTGACTGTCAGTTTACGGTTCTCTCCGGTAGGATGTTGCAACTCTAACCAAACATCACCTGTGCGCCTGTGTATGAGTTTGCATTTCCCGTAGTGTGGCGTTGTGATTATCTCGCATTGAAACTTGTGCCATTCGTTCATTCAGTCACCCTTTCTTGTCGGTGCTTCATCGAATATATCATGGTTTGCCAATCTCCATACGGTAGGGTGATGCGGGTTCTGTGCATCCCTTGTCCCTACAAATGACCTGTGCCTTTGCAAACGCGCGGATAGGTGGCGTGTGGACTGGTTGAGACGCTTGCCGTTCTTGTATCTCACATTGTTTAGCAACTCATGTGTAGTTGCAACAGACATTACATCACGCAGGTATTCGGCACACAAGACTAACTCTTTGTATCCTTTGTACCGAAATATGCTTTTGCCGTTGAGTTGTCTACGACTCATTCTCCGTAGTCCTCCTCGTCCTTGTTCTCTGCTACGCAACAGACTTCGAGTTGCAACATTTGCAAAACATTATGCAAACTCATTTCTACGGTGAATATCGTTCCACTCGTCATGTGTATATCACACGTGTTTGGTCTGCGTAATGCAACTACTGCGCTTACATCGTCTGCTCGTATCATTGCTTGTCCTGTGTCTGTTGGAAACTCGCCCAACAAAAAGCCTCTCTGTATGTTTATGTCTCTTTTTCTGCTCATGTTATCACCTTGTTGTTTTTTCTATCCCAATCTGTAAGAGCCTCCTCTTTGGATAATTCTTGCAAATCGAGAGACCATTCTCCACGCAGGGAGCGTATTTCGTGTAGCATCATGGCTTCATTCGCGTGTCTGAATGCCTCCTCCATGCTCCAATCGTTTGTAATTGCAAGTAGTTGCAATGCTCTGCCACCCTTGCCTGTTGCCAATGCTCTACCCAAGTGCGCGACTTCGTGATGGCGCGGGCATAGAGCAATCAAGCCCTTGTACTTCTGAGTGAGCGTATCGTCATCGTACTCCCATCTCTCATGTGCCTCTACTGCGTGCCTACGGCCTTGCTCAAGGCCAGTGTGTCCGCATACCTCACATACATGACCTGCCTTCTCATAGCAGTCCTTGCGTAGCCTGTCCCATGTTGCACCACGTAGCAGTGTGCGTAGATTACTCCCCCATGTGTTGCGGGGAATCAACTCAACTCCAAACTTCACCAGTCCACCACCGAGTCGTCATAGTCTTCATCGTTGTCAATGTCTTGCAAGTCTTCTTCATCGAACCCATCCACTTTCTGCATAACATCCGTGACTGCCTCCGCCATAGTTTTGTTCTTTGCCTCATACCTATGGCCTGTTGGGTTTGGATTGGTCTCGAAGTCTATTCTCAATAGGAGGTCTGTCAATTGTTGCACTTCTTTGGGTGCTTTTCTTACAACATCCATATCTAAGCCCACGAATCCACGCCCATCTTGCACATACCCCTCAACTCCACACAATGCAAGTTGGGATACGGACATCTCCACCAACGGGAATAGGACTGTTGCTTCTTGTGTTCCAATAGGGTGTTGCAAGTCTTGTTCGCTGAAACCATAGAGTTTGTCTTCGCTCACTGGTGTTTTTCCGTGTTCCATACACACTGTCCTTACCACTCTGCGTAGTTGCATAATTGCAACAAAACACTCGGCACTGTACTTGTAATCGTCAAACATCTCATACGCCTCTATCACATTGTTGTGGATATGTGTTATTGCATCTGCCTTTATGTGGTGTTTTGCAAATGCGTTCCACACAAGTTTACCACCCTCGATGTCTTGCAAACCCATGTCCCTGTCAAAATCTATTCCTTTGTCTAACAGGAATGCAAACAGGAAACCTGCGTCTTCTAATGTCTCAATTCTTGGCTTCTCGTCTTTTTCTTTCCTTGTCATATTCTTTCAACCTCTTTGCCTTTTCTTTCGCTTCTCGCTTTCTTCTAACGCACCGAGCGCAGTTTTTAATCTTATCGTCACAACCTTGCTTCTTCATTATACGCTTGCAAGTGAAGCACTTGTAAGTCTGTATACCTGCTCGGTCATGCGCCTTCGTTCTTGCCATCTACCTCCACCACTGGCGCACCATACATATCTTGTAGTTGCAAGGCTAACTCTTTCTCTATCGTAAAGTCATCCCCGCACAACCACAATGTCTGCATCAATTCGTATGTTGTTCTTGTAAGTGTGCTTGTTCGTATGTTGTATCTGATTACCTCAGACATCCCCCATAGACGCACCTTAATCATTGCAAGTGCGCCCTCGTTTCTGTATGATGTCATGGATGCTCTCTCCACTATACCAGTACCTACATTAATTGCAAGCCAACGCACGAATGAGTCTACCTCATCGTTCCTATCGTCAACTCTTGTGACTATTTCTCGTTCTGTTCTCATAGGAATGCCCCCACTATCACACAAAGGGCTACACCCACGCAACCGATTGCAACTTGCAAGAGCGTGGCTACGATTTCCAACGGGTCTTCGTACATTTCTTCTAACAAATCGAAAATCAAGAGAACACCGCCTCTAATCTTGCGGGCATTACTTTCCCCCACTGGCAAACATCGCAACACCTACCTGTCATAACAGGTTCGGCATTGTGTCCGTTAGTCCAGTATACCTTGCCTTCATCTGTTCTTTTCACGTCTAACAATTCGTTGCAAATGCAACATCTCTTTGTTTGTACGAATGGTTCTTCACTCATGCTTTCAACTCCTTGCAACCATACGAAGCGCAGTATGCTATTGAATGTTCGCATCGGGGACAGAAGATTCTCGTAGTCATACTCACTCCTCCTCACCTATGTAATGGTCTATCCGTCTTAGCACCATCTCAAGGACTTCAATCCAAGTATCAACGTCATAATCCCAATCATCGTATCTTGACCTTTTAACTTCCTCATCCAAAGTTGCTTGCATTTCTTCTCTTAGATTCTCCAATGTCATTCACTCCTCCTCCTCTATGCGTTCTAATTCCAATTCGAGCATTTGCAAATCTTCTTCTGCACTGCTTATCTCTGCATCGAGATAAACAATCTCTCTTTTCTTTTCGTCTATCTTTCGCAAAATGCTTTCCTTTTCATATCCTTCGTATCTGTTAAACATACCATTCATTTTTCATTCCTCCCTTGCACCTTTCCACCAAGCGGGTGCGTCTCGCCCTTTGTCCCATCTTGCAAATGTTTTGCTATGGTAGTAGTCTCTGTATGCTTGCACCGCGACATCACCTGTTGCATGGTAGATGACCTCATCCCCGTCTACGTTCTCCGGCCTGTATTCATCCGGCATACATAGTGCAAATGGTGTAAGGTCTCCTTCGGGTATGAGATAACTCAGTGTGTAAAGTTGCTCCAATCCCAACTCACAAAAATGTTCTTTTGCAAATCTTTTGTTGTACTCCTCACACAAAACTGCCGCGTGATATGATGCCCACAGGAAGTTTGCGCGTGAATCTCCCACCCAACGAGTCGCGGGGTGATTGTGGTAGCCACCGCGTAGTGGCGTTCCGGCCTTTGTAAGCGGGAGTTGGTCGGGTGTAGCACCGTGTCTGATGACTGCGCTACCAAGTTGTTGATACAACTCCACGACCATCTTAGGCACGTGCTTGTCGCAATACATCTTACCTGCAAGTATTGGGTTCTCGTCTAACACAAATATGTTCATTCTTTCCACTCCTCCCAGTTATCATTTACCTCGACCATAGTTTTGATAGGCCACTTGTAGTCCTCGATTGTCTCAAGACCGGACAAGTCCTCCTCCACGATAGTACCATCTTGCAACTCCATGCAGAGTGTGCAATACTTGAGCCAAAATCTCTTGACCTTACCTGTACGCCACAAGTCTGCGTTGTCCAAGTCATTCATCACGTCAACTGGCATCCAACACTCGAAGGAAAACTCCAACTGAGTTATATCTTTCACTTCTGTACTCATTCTTCTTCATCCTCCTCTAAACCTGCAACTCTTATTGCATTCTCGTCTCCGTATCTCAATATAAACCATTTGAAATACTCGAAGTCCCCTAAGTCTTCCAACCCGTCAATGTATGCTATTGCACCTGCAACTTTACTCAGTTGATAACGCATATCTTTTACAATTCCCTTGTTAGTCATTCAACCACCTCGATATAATGCGGGCATATATGCACTGGATGGTCTACGTCAAGGTGTTCCTCCGCAGTGTGCGGGGGCAATGTGTTCCCACATCTGTTGCAAATGATACCACTCACCCACATAACCTCACTCATACTCACTCCTCCTCCGTGTCGAAGAATTGTTGTATACTTTCAGTAGATACCCAATTGAAGCCATTATTTGCAACTATTACTGATACCTTGCCTACAAGTAGGTAGCACACGGCTACCTGTCCCATAAACGGGATTGATGTTCTTGCAATTACAGGAGTGAAGTGTCCTCCAAATTGTTCGGGGAGTTTTATGGTCTTGTAATCTTTAGTTGCAAAGAATGTCCCATCCCCCATGTCTATGACTCCTCTCGAATCAACAGTGCCTACTGTGTGTCCGAATGGGTCTTCACGTGGGTAGTCGCCTTGATTGTAGTATATGTCCTCATCCATGTTCACTCCTCCTCCTCATACTGCCCTGTTGCTTTCTCATACGCAGTGTATATGTCTTGGTCGGGATAGAGATGTCTGTGTGTGTTCTCTAACCATTCAATGTACTTGCGGTCTTGGCGGTATTGTTGTTCAACAAACTCAAGCAATTGGCGTACCTGTTGTATTAGTGAAGGCATTTCACTCCTCCTCCTCATTTGCAAAACACCATACGGTCTTGCCTGTCTCGTAAAAGTCCACGCTACCACGCTCATCACCTGTCTGCTCAAAGTGTTCGTTAGTTGCAACTCGCGTCATTTGCTTCGAGTATCGTGGATTTGCAATGTACTCGTACACATTCACAATCCCACATTTGGGGCATGGGTTGCAATACAAATGGATACCCATGTCTGTTGGTGAAATACTTTCCAACTCCTCGATACTTGCAACCATTACTTCTTCGTCACAATTATGACAGTCAACCCACTGGTCTGAAATATACATATTCACATATCCACCTATCTTAGTCATGCGCCTACCCCCTTCATCCAATCAGCACGCTCCCAAGGAGGCACATATTCGGGCTTGGTTTCCCTCACCCATCTACGTGAAGCAGTGGATAATTTCTTGTAGCATTCTCGGTGTTTCTCAGAGGCATTGGCTCTTGCAATCCAGTCAAACTTGCGGGACTTGCAAACTCCACCGCCTATACATGGAGTCCATGCGTCTGCACCACATGACCCACATGAGATAACGAAATCAAGTTGAGGGAATCCTCTTTTGTTTGCAATTAGCGAGAAGTCCCCGCTTGTAGGTAGGAGTGCAAGTTGGGAGGGCTTGCGGAATCCGCGTGAGGGGCGGAGAGATGAAAACTCACCTCGCGTCACCACTTTACGCGGAGAGGCAGGTTGTTGATGAATGACAGATGCCCGAAAATGACGTGACCTGTCCGCACCACCCCCCCGTTGAGTATCAATTTGTGAAGCAAGTTTTTCTTGCAATTCTTTCTTGAGCGATTCTTTATCCATATTCACTCCTCCTCCATTAGTTGCAACTTGTTGCGTATGATTTCCGTAATGAATCCCATTGCCATCAAGTGCGTGTCCTCCAAGTGGGTAGGTGTTTGCAAGATTGCATCACCCACTAATATCTGCCTAATGCCCGATGCAGTTATCGCGCGGATGTTCACTACTGGGTCGTTGAAGCATAGTCCTTCTTCGTTCACAATTATTTCCTCGCCATCAGTTAAGTCGTGATGTGCGTACTCAATGAGTCCACCCACACCCTCTTGCAACTGTGCAAGTGTAATGTCATCCGCATTCTCCCCCCTGTGTAGGATGCTCACATCTTCTGTCATATCTACTGGCACTCTTATCCATGTCGTTTCCGTCATAATCACTCCTCCTCGATGGTTGGTACATAAACATTTTGTCCGAAATCAACCTTCTCGTTGTACCCCTGCTCAAGCCTATGCACCAGTCTGCGGGCAGAGCGTGTGCTTGTGCATAGGTAGGTAGCCGTAGCCCCTCCGTAGCGTGCAACTACACGTCTACCGTTGCGTGTGACTCTCGTAGGTAGGCTTCTCATTCTACAATCACCTCTATTTGCCTTAGCACAAATTGTAGTGCCTCACACCAACCCTCGCAATTGTGCATATCGGGGTCGTTGTGCATTGGGTCATACGCCTCAAGGTTCTTCTTTTCTTGCAAGAGTGTTTCTTCGACTATTTCTGCTAATGCTCCTATCTTGTTCATGCGCTCACCTCCACATCCATGTCGTTCACATCATATCCGTCATCATCCAACCACATGACTTCACCTTCTGCAACTTTTCTGAATACGAACCATTGATAGTCTATCTTGGATACCCAAATACCATTCTCCTTTAGGTCGGCTTTGTTCTCTCTCCAATAGTCCCAAAACGCCTCATTGGGGTGTGCATACCACATCGTCTGCCTCTTGTTCATGTGCATACGGAAATCATCTCCTAAACCAATGTCGAAGTAAGGTTCAACCTTCTTTCGTGGGGTTTCGGAGTATCTGATTCTCACGTGTGCCTTGTCCGGATAGCGAGCCAGTGTGCCTTCTCGCATGACTTCGGCTTTTGCAATTGCTTCATTGAGCGTGTGTGAAAGGTTCTGAATAAACCCACTTCTCAACCAAGTTTGCAACTTACCTGTCTTTGGGTCTTTGCTTTTGTACCACTGAGTCTGATAAAGAGTATAGAAAACCTCCTTATCACCTGTACGGCACACCCACAGGGTTTGATACCAACCCTCCTTTGCGGGTGGATTCCCGTTTGCATCCCCCCACTCGTATAGCGTTTCATCGTCACGCATCAGACCCACTCTCCTGTAAATGCGTCATCGTAGTCTTCATTTTCATTAGTTGCAACTGGGACGTTTAGATTGCCGTCAGAATCGTACATTCTGTTATGGATTTTTATTTGGCCGTCTTCTTCTTCTATGTCATCCCTGTGTGTATGTACCCAGTCCCACGCATACTCGCACACATCTCTTGCAAGTAGGTTTAGTTGGTGCTTGACTTCATCTTCAAAGCCCATTTCATTCTCCGAGTTTTTGAATAATTGCAAGTCTGTGAAAGCACAAACGCGGAAGAATAGGTCTCCGTCATCTGCCATGTGTTCGCCTATGGTTTCGGCAGTCAATTCTTTGCTTATATTCTTAGGAATATGCCCGACAATAGTTGCAATTGTACTTACCACGCTCTTTTGCCATGCGTCTTGTAGGAATATCATACCTGCGGGTACACTCATTACCATCTCGCTTGGGTCAAACTGCACCGTTGTAGGCATCGGCACTTTCTGCTCCATGTGCCTTTGTTGCATATAGGCCATAAGCCCATCACCCATAGGCGGGGGTGTAGTCATCTTCGCATTCACTGTCAATTCTTTTGTATCGTCTTTATTCATTCATTCACCTCCAAGTGCGTCATCCACCAAGTCACCCAAAGCAAAGCGTGCCTCTTTGACACGCTCACCAAGTACGGCAACGTCTGTTGGATGAGTGGGTGGGGTTGCACACTGTGCGTCTTGCAATTTCTGTTTTGCATCGAAGAAAGATTCAACCGCAAGGGCAATGTCCTCTCTGTGTCTAATAGCGCGAGCAAGTGATGTCTGCAAGGATGCTACTTGCAAAACCATTTCGTCATATTTCTCTGCCTTCTCGCGTCTGACCCTACGCAGGGACTTGCCTGTAGGCTCACTGCCTGTAGGCTCATCCACCTGTGGGACATTCATCTGTTGTTTCAGTCTGTTCGTCAATTCGTCAATCGTCATGTGATTCAGCCCCTCGTCTCGACACTCGGTATATTAACTAATCCATCGAAAACGGTAGACTCGCACGCATAGGCGGGGCTGTGTGTGTATCTGCGACATACCTGTGTGATGCCCCAGTACACGCTCGACCCCTCAAAATCTGCGGAAAATATCTCGTCTTTTCCTGTCTTTCCCGTTCTCTCTCCCTCACATGGGCGAGGGAGGGCTTGCGCTGTGCTTGTGGTTGCGCGGTTTTGCAAAAATGCTAACCGCAGGTTAGCCTTAATTTCATTCACTGGATAACCACCGAACCATCATTCAAAAGTTGCAAAGTAGCAACTATCGCAAAGGAACAGCGTTCCTTTCCTGTTCAGTGCGGAATGTGTAGCATCCCAACCTACGATAGAAGCGGGTTCAATCCCGCAACTATCGCAAGCCTTCGGGTATGACTTGCAACAATTACAATTAATTTGAGCATTATTCAAATTAATTTCGCTCATTGTTTGCCACCTCCTCTCGCTTCATGCAATCGGTTCTGTAGGTCATCAATATCCTCTTGGGATATTTGTTCGAGTCTTGCAACTGCTTCTCTCATGTGCATTATGTCTTGAGCAAGAGATACAACGGTGTCCTCATCTTCCACACCCTCATTGTAAATGAGCATTGCAAGAAGTGCAGAGGCATGAGCATTACGCTCCTCCTCGTCTCCACCTACAAGGCAGTTGATAACATCAACAACCGCCTCCGTAGGCAGAGTTAGAAACTCTGCGAAATCACTGGGATTCATCAACCAACACCTCCTCAAGTGCAGTTATCACTGCATCAACCGCTTTGTTGATTTGTGTTTTGACATTGTTGTTTCGTGGGATAAGATTTACCGCAGTAAATCGGTCACAGTTTAGGATACTTGCAAGTTTGTCGCAAAACTCCCTGTCCGGTTCTTGTGAAGAACCGCTACCCGAAGATGATTTGTTCCTTGCTCTCCTTGCTCCGAGAGAACGTGCAGAGAATGTGACCGTTCTCCATACCCATGAGGATAGTGCCGAAGCCGATTGTGCTAAGTTGAAAACTTCATCAGCACGCTTGATGCAAGTCACTGCACAACCGGAGGCATCACCTGTCACCCATTTGCTATAAGCAAGGCCGTAAATCTCGACCATGTATCCATTCTCCTCTAATATCTCCGCCGCCGCTAAAGCGGCGGATGAGCGTATTTGTACGATTTCTGAGTCAATGTCTGCTAAAGCATTCGTTGGAACGAATACGGCAATCACTTCATCCTTCACCCTTACGCGCTTCTTAGACTTGAAGCCGGCTTCGCCTCGCATTAGTCTATCAACTGAGATTGCATTTACAGAGCGTGGACTATCAGTCCACAATCTGACATTTGCAACTACTTCTGAGGTATACTGAGACAATGCGTCAAGCATTGCTCCTTCATGCTTTTTCACTGCTTTAGAATCCGCAGAGTACCCTGCGCCTTCTTTCCCTTCTATCTTTATCTGCTTGGCAGATACATTCCGACCATGCCAATTATTACCATCAGCAAGAGTTTGGATGCCCTCATTTCTTTCACCATCTTCGATGGCTCGAATCATGGCAGAGTGAGACGGTGCGTAAATGAAATCCACAGTCTGACCTCCATGCCTAAAGTGTCCTGTTCGGACACCGTGAATATCGGTTTTGTCATTCTTCAACATCTTTTCACCTCCTTTAGTTGCAAGAACAGTCTGAGTATACTCAGACTGCTCCTCCTACTACTGTTATTGGCTCAACATTGCGAGGAATCAGCGAAGCAGATTCTTCATGTGATGTTAGACCACCGATTGATTTTGCAACTACTTGTCTTTTCAATTCATCATTGAAAGGTAGAATCCAACGACCTACTATGCTTGGCATAGTCCATCCGGCATTTGCAAGACTGATACCGACCTCCAATGCCCTATAGGACATTGGGATAGGGCTTCTACTGCTATCGCTCAAGTCTTTTAGTGCCTTGAAAGCGTCAAAGACTTCTTGAGGAGAAGCGGGATTCCCTTCGGGTGACTCCTCTGATTCCATTCTACCGGCATTTCCAATGCCACAAATATGAGCCATGATTCGGTCTGAGTGTCCGAAGGACACAAAGCCACCGGCAAATCTGTCAAGAAGCGAAGCGTCTTGTCTTACTGCACTCACAAACTTTGGTGACTTGGTGAAGCCAGTGGTATTACCTGCTGCAATAATGTAAGCATTATTGCTGACTTGCAATACTTCGCCTGTCACTGGGTGAGCCAATTGACGAGAAGCAAGAACACCATTCAACAAAGTTGCAACTTGTGGGTCGGCCTTATCCAATTCATCAATGAAGGCTATGCCTCCATTGAGCAGAACAGTGGTAAGACCACTCTGATTCCAGTCCATCGAACCTTCGGTTATGTTGTAAGAAACTCGACCAATCAAGTCGCCTTTCTCCATATCTGCGAAGCAGACAACTTCTTTGTAGTCTTGTTCAGAAGATAGCAAACCAACTTGTTGCAACAAGTTGTGAAACATCTTCGCCGCGTAAGACTTTCCAGTACCGGCATCCCCAGTCATAAAGACTGGGTTAGGGAATCCTCTTGTTGCAAGTCCAGCAGTCATAATTCCCAACGCAGTTGGGAAATGAGGATGATAGACTTCATCGGAAGATGAAACTATTTCTTGACCCTTCACTACTTGAAGGGTTCTTACCGGAGCAAAGGACTTGCTAAACTGTGCGATTTGGGAATCCGCAGTTTCTTTTGCAATCCTTCTTACAGTGGATTCATCCAGTGCTTGACCTGCTATCTCTCGGATAGCATTCTCTATTAGACCAACGGCAGAGTTGTTGCTTGCAACTTTAGTTGCAACTGGCTCAACTGGCTCAGAAATTACTGGTTCATTTACGGGTTCTTTGGTCTTTGGCTCACTCTGAGCCACTGAGTGAAGACTCTGAGGACTGTTGCGAATCCAAGCCAATATATCATTCTCTGCTTCATTCGTATAGAATGAGTCGCTGAATGCAGGGTCATGGACTGCTACTTTGAATATCCTCTTGAAGTCAAGAGGAGTGTCGTAGTAAAGGTGCTGAAAGTGAATCGTCTTTCCAGTTTCCGCAGAAGGAGTCTTGCGGGACTTAGCAGTCCTCTTTGCTCCTACGGCAAACCCTGCTTGAACACCACATTCAAAGTGAAGCCACTTTGACGTTCTGTTCCCGAAGATGTGGGTCGAAGACCCATCAGACAAGAAGTTTGCAACTTCTCTACCCTTGGTAGATTCTCCACAACAAGGGCAAAGTTGGTCGTGGGAAGCAGTTTGTCTATAGACATTGCAAGCACCGAGCCTCTTTATCCTCCTTCTGACTTTTTCTAAGTCATCCACCGAGATATTCTTTGCTGACTGAACGCTGAGTACCGCACATCCTATCAAAGAAAGGATGGGTGCTACTCCATACAGTCCACCAAAGACCTCCAAGTGGCTTAGACTGGTGGCATCTAAGCCGAAGGCAATCATCATTATCGCTCCAAACAGGTTTCCAATTTCGGACTCCATCACTCTAATCGGAGGCGCACCTACTTAAGACTCTTTCTCGCATTATGCACACCGTCTGAGTTTTGACAAGTTTAGGTCGGCCTAATTTTTTTGCAATTTTTCCAAACAATACTCAGTAGTATAGTTTGGTAAAACAGACGCTCGGATACATTCTGACTGGATATTCTATCCATTCAGAACATACAGAGGCCAGTGTGTAATCTCAGCATGAGAAATGAAGCAAATATCGTAGATATATTGCTTATTTCCGGGCGGATTCGCACATGAAGTCCATCGAAAAAACCGACCACTTAGAGGCGCACCTACGCGCTTGTCAAGGACTTGGCATGAGAGACTTCTGATGACTCTCCCTGCGTGAAGTCCGGTGCGCGAGTTTATCGTTTTTTTTTCGACCATTTGCAACTAATAGCCGGACTACGGTATCAACGAGTTGATACCTATTAGCACTATTAGCCGGACTGAAATCACTTGGTGTCAATCAAGATTGACCTTCTCAAAGTCAAAAAAATCGGAGAAGTTTCCTACCTTATCTCAAATAGTCGAAGACTAATTCTGATAAGTTAAAAAAAAAGAGAGAGAGAGAGGCTGACCGTAGGTCAGTCAGCCCCTCTCAATTTTTGCAACTTTTAGCCGGATTTCAACCGAACACTAAATCTTCGATTTAGTAGGGGATTTGTCAAGTGCTTCAACTCCAAACTGATTTCGGATTTCATCAAGATTCACCACCGAAAAAAAAATTGAAATCGTTGCACTGCTCCCTTATTTCACTCCATAATTTGCAACATTTCAAGCCCTAATTCGGCTTGCAATTCAGCAGGGCAAAATGATGCTGAAATGCCGATTTCGATTTCATCCCAAGACTCAAGATATTCCAATTCCATAAACTCCAATTCAGACTCAAGAATGAGGGACTGCAAGCCTGTTTTTGTGGTCTTGGTGGAGTACATTTCGTATCCTTGGTTGTAGGTAATTGCAAACACCTTCAACGGCTCATCATCTTCAACATCAGCCGGAATGATAGCCGACATATAGACGATTTGAGGAGTAAAGATACCGTAGGTATCTAATTGCTCAATCTGAGGGAGGCCGATTTGTGATTTCGACACCGGATAGAAGCAGAAGTTGATAGGGTCAGAAAAATTGCCATCAATCCACACCTCCTTTTCTGAACCCATTGACCCTATAGGGTCAATGCTGTTGGCGTTTTCGGGCTGTTCGTCATCGTTCTCAAATGGTACTTTCACCATGAACATCGGATACCATGCCAGTTTAAGAGGATTTGCAACTATTCAACTGGCTTGCAGTGCAACGGTTTTGGCGATTTTAGGTCGCCCTAAATTGCAAGTATTTTTGTGCCAATAATTCAGCCAGTGGCGGAGGGGGTTACACGCCAACCCCCTCTCGTAATTTTTTTATTTTTTTTTCATTTTTTATTTTTTTATAGAAAAACACTATATATTTTATAAATACATAATAATCTTAATTAAACAGAAGTAATTAGTCTTATTCATGCCAAAGAACCGACAATTGCAAGATGTAATCATGGGACACCACATAAGAGACGGTGGAGTAGACACCGCAGACCTTTCCAGCAGCGTCACAGACGTTCTCGCTGACAAGGTTGTTGAAGTCACTACTGCCGGAGGTGCTGCAAGCGAAGCACTGACTGTTGCAGGTGTAACTACTGCATCTAAGATTATTGCAACCCTAAAGGATGATGGAAGCAACAACGTAACTATCAAAACCGCAAAGGCTACCGGAGCAAACGCTGTAACTGTAGTGTTTTCCGGAGACCCCGGTAATGATGCAATCGTTGCTATCCTTGCATTCTAAGGTCTAAACGATACAAACCTACCATTACTGGTTGGATTACGAGGCGAAGCCTTACCTTTCCAACTATTTAGTGATACACCCTTAGATACCATAGGGGAATCAGACGAAGTAGTCTTATTCTTGAATTGGTCTATCGCGTGTGCAAGAGCCATAACTATATCGTTATGCTTACCTTTATCCACAATAAGGCCACCATCCCATGCGTGAGTCTCTAATTCATGCAACAACTCATTGACTACTGTTCTTGTTTCATGGTCTCCATAGGGGAATACTACTTTACCCTGTTCAAACCATGCTCGCATTCTCATAAGCAGTCCTTGTTTGAGAACCCTGTTAGATACTGGGCTTGGTCTATAATCTACATTCGCACCCATGTTTTGCAAAAGAGAATGATATAGCCTCTGAAAACCTGCTGACTCCGCAGCAAAGATAGGATTCTTGTATGTAGTACACAATCTAATTATTTCTTGTGCCTGTTTACTTGGTTCAAAGTCATTCCTTCTCCATATATCTACAACGTGTAAGAATCCTTCTTTGTCTTGTCTCATAACAACCATAACAGAATAGTCCTTACCTATACCGTGTGAGGGGTCAAACCCTATCACATACCTACCTTCATGCAACTTCTCCTTTTCTAAGAAGGTTTCCATTTGCAAATGTTTACGTGTAATGTGTTGGGGGAACACTGCCGAAGCATCATCAACTACACGGCAAAGGTATTCTTGTGAAAATGCCAATTCACCCATAGCATCTCTTTGCTCTAACAAAAACTCAATCGGTCTATATTCTTTCCAAAGAGCGATAGGCTCTACTTCTTCGGGGTTTTTGACCCACTCATCATAGTTTAACACGCTACCCTTTTTCCATGATACCCATGCTATGTTCTCAAGCATCTCAGTGTGGTATAAGTCTGTAAGAGATAGAGGCGTACCTACAACAAAGATAGATGTTTGGGGGGAAAGCATAGGTGTTAGTTTCTTTCTAAACCACTGTCTGATGTCTTCATCGGTCTTATCACCACCATCATCTAATACGTCATCAAGAATAATCCTTGCAGGGTGTTCTCCACGAATAGCAGAACCTACTGATGATGCCTTAATCCACGCACCATTGGTTAGTTGTAGTTTCCATTTGTTAGATTTAGACTCATCTATCATCCGTGATAACTCCGGATGTCTTTTCAAGTCCTCTTTGATTTCTTCAAGACGGTTTGCTGCCAAGTCTTTACTTGCAGAGAACAACCATGTAGTGAAAGGTTTGTTGCGCCATCTCTCAAAAAGTAGACTGTGTAAAGCCTTTATCCTCAATGTGGTGGATTTGGAGTGGTCTCGCGGAGCAATCAGTAAAACCCTATGAACACTTTTACCTTGCCTATCGTTAAATAAGTCAAACCATTCTCCTATATGGTTGCCCCAAGTATAACCTAACCACTCATAGAAGTGTCTATGGTCGTATCTACTTCTTTGTAGATTGAAATTAGTAATTAAGTCATTGCTTTTCATCTGATACACCTAATGGATTGCTGTCAACAAACATTGGAAAGCCAGTCCATTCAGCGAGGAAATCAACGAGACTTTCTATGTTAGCCCTATCAAGAACAATAGTTGCAACTTCAAAGTCTCCTATCTCTAAGCAAAATAATAAACTATCGGTATCATCTATCAGAGAGCCTATCATAAACTCCTCACAATCAGATTTCCATGTTTCTGTAAGAAAAAACTCATCTACCATACTTACTCACCATTTAATACCTTAAGTGTTTCAATACCGTCTCTTAAGTCAGCAAACACTTGTATATGTCTTGTTTTTGGATTAAGTATAACCAACGGACAGGTTGGTCTTTCGTTTTGGAATCCAATCATTTCTGAGTAACCATCTATAATTTTGTAACTACCCGGCCTCACAGCCCATCTTTCAAGGCCATGTCTTGTGAAGTTTTCAATAACTGGTGTATGATGATGACCTACAACTCCAATATCGAAATCACTTTCACCATCCTCCCACATTTTCTTAACTACGCGAGATGGGTTGATATTTGAGTTACCACGCCTCTTGTGTCGTATAGCAAAGTTGTAAGGTATCTTACCGTTCATTATTCTAATGTTTAACTCATGGGGATGATATAGTATATCTCTATCGAGTACCTGTCGGCTCAATGGGTCATAATCTGTCATGCCACTGGTCCATAGGTCGTGATTACCTGCAACTACTGCAAGAATCTTATCTTCAAACATAGACAGGTAGTGGTCGCATAGTTTCCATTGAACACTGGGGGGAATCGTTGCCTTCATACTTGGTCGAGGCTTGTCTATTATGAAGTTGTCAATAAAGTCGCCCGCGTGTATAGCGTAGCAATTAGGAGTGTTTGCAACTATTTCTGCATCTTCTCTCATTCGCTCATGGTCTGTATACTTGTTACCTATGTGTTGGTCGCTTGCAAGAGCAATACCGATGTATTTATCACCTGTGAAACTTATTTCAGCCCATCTTGAGTTTTCAGCCTTACGGATGTTTTCGCCTGTTGCACTTTCTATAGCACCCCAAACATCTGAAATGTCTGTAGGTTCACCACCAAAAGTAGTAGTGATAAAGTTAGGGCGTTGTTTCTTTTTGATTAAACCTCTATCTTTGGCTTCGTGTATTCGATTCTCCCATGCTTTCAAGGTAATATCGGGTCTTCGCGCGTGTAAGTCTATTGCAAGAGATTTCCATGTACCCTCCCACTCATCCGGTAGGTCTTCGTATGGATTTACTTCTGCAAACTCTATAGCCCCAAACTCATGTTGATACCTTTCAACGCGCTTTTTCCATGATGGATATTTTACACTGTTATCAATACCGTGTAGGTACTTGGCAAACTGTGCGGAGTTTGGAAATGTACTTGCTACATTTATGTGCTTTCTGATAAGGTCGTATGTTTGTCCCATAGACTCTTGTAATAATTCTTATCTTATAACCATTCGTTCAGTAAGTGAACAATTCTTTCCGGAAAAATTACAGCCTCGCAGTATCACGTTTTTTTTATTAATTCTATTCACTATGGGATATTTTTTGTAGTCTATTACTGAAATACCTTATAGGGAATAAAAAGAATTAGAAAACCGCATCACTGCAAGCAAGTAATATTTCCAAAAAGAATTAGACAGAAACAGAATTAATTACGAGCGTTGATATATCGTGCAGAACATTTTTGCAGACATGGATGAAACTACTATCGCAGTCATGGCTCGTCTTGACCTTGTGAGAGATGACGTTAGCGAGATGAAAGCAGAAATGAGAGAACACACAAAAGCACACCACTCGCACTCACAGCGATTGTTGTCTGTTGAAAACACAGTCAAGAATATAGAAGAAAGCCAAGATATGATAATGAACGGTCCGATTTACAGCCTTGATAGGTTCATAACAAAGCGCGTTGCTCAAGTAACTGGTGGTGCGGGAATCTTAATTTATGCAATATATATGCTAATTGTAGGCCAAAGTTAATTAAATAGCAAATATCTGTCGAAAATATGGGTATATTCGATAGATTTCGCTCACAGCCACAAAAATCCGAATTGGACTTCACACGTGCATGGGCGGGTGCGAGGAGGGCAGACCCAAGCGAGAACCCTCTACTTGTGAGAGCAGCAGCCGGTCTAACTGACATAATGGAAAACACGGACAAACTACGCTCTAACTCAAACTATGAGACGAAGTTTGACAGATATGATGACATGGTAAACTATGACCCCGAATTGAATGGGGCAGTACGTGCAGTATCACTAACTGCAAACAACTACAGCATCAACTACAGGAATGCAAAGAACGCTACTATCAGAGAAGCAATCAGACTTTTGGTAGAAGAAACACTTGAGTTTGATGATTTGCTAATCAACGGTATGCGCTCACTGATGGTTTATGGTAATGACATAAACAAACTGGTTGGTAGAACCGGAGTAGGTATAACAGAAGTACAATCTTTACCTGTAGCGCAAATAACAATAACAGATGGTAGACCCGATACACAAACTACCGACAGACTAAACCCAATCATAGAAGCAACAGATTACATTCTTCGTGAGGGTGATACAACAGAAGAAAGATTCAATGCTGACGAAATACTACACATTAGAATTGATTATCGAAGTTACTGGTTTGTAGATAACGAAAACCGCCAAACATACGGAGTTTGGGGTGCATCTCGTTTTTCTTCTCTCGAACAGGCTATCCGTGTGAAATACAACACGATGAACCACAGATTAGCATTAGAGGAGTCTATGACAAAACAATTCATTACAATAGACAAGTCTGCGATTGAACACATTACAGACCCCGAAGAACAAAAATCAAGACTTACTTACATAATGGATGAGGTAGTTAAGACTCTTGAATCACTAAGAGGAGACCAAATACCTGTTTTCCCCGATTACATAAAGATACATCACACTGACACAAGAAACACAATACCCGATAACACAGGGTTCTTGGATACTGTAAATGCCGACATTGCTGCGGTTTTGCAAGTACCGCGTGTGGCAGCAGGTCAAGAGCGTGGTTCTACCTTTGCCGCAACATACAATGCTAATGTTTGGGCTTTGACTGCTATACGAAGACTACAACAGGTTTTGGTACAAGCAACTACGGATTTGTTTTCAAAGCACCTTGAGTTGTTAGGTATAGAGCATCAAAGAAAAGATTTACCAAAATTAGAGTTTGCGCCAGTAGAAGACGAATCCCCGTCTGTAAAGATGCAGAGGGCAGCACTTGGGTACAACTCCGGAATACTTGACCTAAATCAATCATTGGAAATAATCAACGCACCTACTGCCGGTAGGAAAGGAAACGAAAGAAAGACATCAACATCCAACACTACGGGTAGGCTACCGAGACGCGACTCTCAGCCCGGACAGGAAGATGCCACAGATGATTCTTGAAGCAGTCATAATGATAGTAGCATTGATAAGTCGCATACGCCATTTAAGACCCATGAGGCCACGCCTAAAGATGGGAAATCCCAATGAACAACTGATGTTAGTCTTTGGTTTGGGCGTAGTGTTAGCATGGGTTATCATTGCTGCTACTGCATCCTACTTCTCAATAGTAGAAGAAAGAGAAATATCAGATAGTCAACTAACAGTTATCGGTTTACTCGGTGGTCCGGCTCTACTTATCATAACAAGCGTTCTTGATTTGTTCAAGGGTAAAGAAGGCGCAAAGATAAATGTATTACCCGACCAACTTGCAGGTGATGTTGCAGCAGCCGAAGCACTTGACGCACACACACGTTTGTTAGAAGAAATGAAACTAAAACATGACCTTGACATGGAAAAGATGCAAAAACAACACAGTCTTGACATGGAGGCATTTCAAATTACTAAAGGTGGTAAGAAGGAGGTGAAGAAGTGAATACTTCAATATGGTGCAACTTTTGTGTGAATGGTGACTGTTCTTCTTGTGAAATCAATAGGTGATTAAATGGCTCTCACAGTTAGTATGGATACAGGCATAGGTATGACTTTTGAGTCCGGCCACGCTGTGATAAAGGATTTTCAGATGGAAAAAAGACTCGATGCTTCGGGAAATAAGGTATTCGTTATATCCTACAAAGGTAGAGTATTTATGAATGAAGCAATGTATAATGCAGGTAAAGCAGCCGTTGCCGGTTTCAACTACGCATTTAATCTTGTTGTTGGTGAAGATGCTAACCAACACAATTTACTAAAGTTATGTTATCTGAATCTAAAAACACAAGACGGTTTCACAGACGGAGTTGATGCTTGATGAGTCCGGTAAAAGAGGACTAAGCATGACCTATGACGGTCATCCGTTGTGGGTTTGTGTTCTTAGATTTATAGGGGTGATTATTTAATGTGGGAATACAAAGCAGAAGTATTACGAGTTGTTGACGGTGACACCGTAGATGTTAGAGTAGACTTGGGTTTCAAGGTTCACTACAATGTCCGCGTTAGACTTCACGGTTTGAACGCTCCGGAGTCTCGCACGCGAGATAAAGAAGAAAAGATACGTGGCTTGGCTGCAAAAGAAAGACTTGAACAGTTAGTCGGAGACAAAACTGTTGTTTTACAATCACATGGTGTTGGTAAGTTTGGTAGATGTTTGGGTGAGTTAAAGGTTGGCTCAGTAAATGTAAACGCTACTTTGATAGAAGAAGGCCACGCTGTAGAATACTTTGGAGGTAAGAGATAATGCCAACAAGGAATAAGGGTGAAGACCGTGATGATTTTATATCGCGTTGTATGAGTGATAATAAGATGACGAGCGAGTATCCGGAGACCGACCAAAGATTTGCAATTTGCAACTCTTATGCTGATGATACAGCAGTAGAAGCATTGCAGTATGGTAGGCCGGGAAAGAATGACCCTCGTAAAACACCTGCAAAGCCCAGTGAAAGGCGCAAAGGTTCAAAGAAAAACAAAAAGGACTCTGCAAGTAAACCTAACAAGTCAATTAAGATGAGCAAAGAGACTGAGGCTCGTATCCGTAAGTTGATGGTAGAAAGTAACAAAAAAGTTGCAAAAAAGGGTAAAGGGTCTAAGGCGAGCATGGGTATGCTGAAATCTGTTTTCCGTAGGGGAGCAGGTGCTTTCAGCCGTAGCCACGCTCCTAATATGTCACGCACTGGTTGGGGAGTTGCAAGAGTTAAGGCATTTTTATACTTGATGCGTAATGGTAGACCAAGTAACCCTAACTACAAACAGGATAATGACTTGTTACCCAAATCGCACCCGAAAAGGCAAAGCAAGAAAGCAGGTGAAGAAATGGAAGAATATGAAGATTGGGGGGTTGTTGTAGAAAGTAAAATGGAAGACTACTTGTTCAGAACACCCGAAGGCGCAAGAAAGAAATCGAAAGAAATAGGGTTTGATGGAGAAATACACGAATCCACATTAGCAGACGGAACAAAACTATACTCCCCTGCTAAAACCGAAGATGAGTTTATTGAGTGGTATCGTAAGAACGACCCCGATGCTGAACAAGAATTGAGTGCAGCAGAATATCAAGGTCGTAAAGTAACACTTAACAAACCATTCAGAACACCTAAAGAATCAAAGAAGTTTGCTGTTTATGTAAAGAATGAATCCGGTAAGGTTGTCATCGTTAGGTTCGGAGACCCGAACATGGAGATAAAGAGAGACGACCCAAAGAGGAGAAAAAACTTCCGCAGCCGACATAACTGCGATTCTCCCGGCCCGAAAACCAAAGCACGCTACTGGTCTTGCAAGATGTGGGAAAGAAGTAAATCCGTCACAGATTATACTTCCTCCGAGCAACAGATTTATGAAACAGAGGAAAAGTTGCAAAGCATGGGCTGTGGATGTGGCTGTGACGGTGATAAGGGCGTAGAGGCTGCTGAACCAATGGGTAAAGATATGTTCGATAATGCAGATGATGCAAGAAAGAGAGCAGAAGAAATAGGTTGCAAGTCTATTCATAGTATGGAACAAGACGGTAGGACAATCTATATGCCCTGTCGCACGCATGAGGAGTACGATTCAAAGAAAGACAGTGACAATACTGTTGAAGGATACAAACATGAAAAGCCAAGAATGTGTCCTCCGGGTCAAGAAATGCGTGGAGGTTCTTGCAAACCAATAGCAGTAACTCTTGACATAGACATAACATCTGTAGAAACTACAGTAGTTGCAGAAGATGGTTCTTCTGTTATCACAATCAAAGGTATTGCATTCCATGAAGGATACAATAAAAACAGGTGGTCTATCAGTCCCGCTCTTGCAGAAGATGTGGCAGAGGCTATGTTGAGCGCAGACATTACTTTGAATCATCCGGAGGTAAAGAATGGTAGATTCACAAGAAACATGGATGGTGGCGTAAATGAGGCTGTTGTCGGTGTTGTTACAGATGCTTACGTGAATTACACTGGCGAAGATACTTTCGAGGTTCACTTTGCGGGTGATGTTGTAAGAGAAGAATTGTTCGCATCTTTAGAATCCGGACTGTGGCTCAGAGAGGGCTATGGCGTAAGTATCGGTGGAACAGGTATCCCCGATGAAACATTAGAAGCAGAAGACGGTAGACCGATGTATGCTTTCAACACTAACTTCAATTTCGACCATTTGGCTATTGTTCACAAGCCCGCATACGAGCGTGCGAAGATTACATCTGTTGAAAGACAGAAGAAGGAGATTTCCGCTACGGTTATATATGGCTCAAACAATGGTAGTGTTGTCGAAGAAGGTGAATTACCTATGAGCGAAGAAAACACAGTTATTGCAAACGAAGAAGATACTCACGATATGGAGGCTCTAATAGCAGAGAAGGTTCTGCTTGAGGCACGTGTCGCTGAGTTCGAGAGAATTGAACAAGAAAAGGTTGAAGCAGAAAGGACTTCCCTTGTTGAGAAAGCATCCGAGTTGGGTATGAAAGGCCACGAAGACCTATCAACAGAGACCCTACAAGGATTGATTGCTTCATGGGAGGCTTCTCACGTTGAAGAAGCACCTATCGTAGACATGAAGCCAGTTAAGGCTTCTACACCGGATGAAGAAGAATCTCCATCCGTTCCTAACATGAACAACGAAGCAGTTGTTGCAAACTTTTTGAACAAGCAAAGGATTGAGACTCCGGAGGCAGAGTACGAGCGTGCTTACAATATGTGGGTATCCGCTTGGAACAGAACACTATCTCGCTCCGAAGAAGCATTCAAAGCAAGTTCATACGCAGACATTAGAGGTGATTATTGATGACATACCCCCTACCAAGAAACATTGAATTAGAAGACAGCACAGTAGTATACGGAACCGGAAAAATCTTGAAAGTTGGTTCAACTGCTAACCACGCAGACCTTTCAAGTGCAGGTTCAGTTGCAATTGGAATAACAGTTGCTTCATCCAGCAGAGCCGGAGCAGACCACGCACTTGTGACTGCCGGTGCTACAGTTTCCTACTACCCACTCGGAGGAGTTTTGATGGTGCAGAGTGATGCAGCATCAACATTCGACTTCGGAGACACAGTATACGTTGCTGCAAGTGGACTTGCAACTTCAACTGCCGGTTCAAACAAGAAACTCGGACTATATGTCGGAGACTCAGCACACGCTGCTACCGCACTTTCCGCACCACTTTCGGGAGATACCGCATCCGCAACTGAGGGTGCATTGATTCCAGTTGATACACATGGAGCGGCAATTGCTTGAGGTGATGAAAAATGAGTAAGACATTAGATGAGATATTAAACGTACAAGCAGCAAACGGACCTTTCGGACCGGGTAACGCTGTAATGGAGCAAACACTAAGAGACTTTATCCAACTACAATCTACTTTGATTGCAGTAGGAACACAAGTTGTTGGAGTAAGAACGGTAGACTGGCTAACATTCAAGTGGTACACTGGTGTTGACGGTACATTCACTTACCCAGTTGATGACAACGCAGTTGTCGAGCCAACACGCATCGGTACTGCTTCCTACGAAGTAAGCCTTGCAAAAGGACAGGGTAGAACAATCTTCCTTGACTCAACTCTACTACGTGGAGAATCTTTCGAGACTCTTGACAGGCAGCAGTTGGCTATCGTAAGAAACAGAGCAGACATCATTGATGACCTAATCCTTGAGAAGTTGATTGATGGAGCAGGTCAGTCTGTTGCAGTCGCTTCCGGTAAGGAATGGGACACCGCAGCAGAAGATGCTGAGTCCAACGTCTTGTCCGCTATGGATAAGATTTTCGAGAATGGCCGTGTAAGCGGAGACGAGGGAGTTGTCCTAATCGTTCCAGCAAAGGCACGAAGCGTTCTACTAAACACAACTCTATACGGAAATGTAGTCGAGTCTCTTGCAGACCACCTACGCAGAGTTGCAAACCTAACTGTTCTATACAGCCGCAACTCCCGACTCGCAGACACCGCACTACTATTAGTGCCGGGTGCTGAGACTGCTGAGTTCTTCCAGTACAACGGACCGGGCTTCATGGAGACAGAATTGACTCGTATCCCCGGTGTAGGTTATGATTGGATTCTAAGCGGTTACATGGGTTGCGTTATCCACGAACACCAAGATGGTGCAGCAGGTGGTAAGAACAACAGGATTTGCAAGATAACTAACATCTCCGCTTAAGCGTGGTGATGTTAGATGCTTGACGAAGACTTTGCTCTTTCATACGCGGCAAGGAAACTTGGTCGTAACTTAAGTAACGAAGAAAAAAGCCTTGTTCTCACTCTATCCGACAGGAGAGAGATTAGAGAATGGGCTTTTAATATTCGTTCCTCTACCTTACCAACTGAGGCTATGCCTAAAGTTAATAAGGAATCAGTAGTAGAAGAAGTAGTAAAGGATAGTGAAGACGATGAGCAAGCAGAACAAAGCAAGCCTAACAAGGGAATTAAGAAAAAGAAACATACCAGTGCCGGAAAATCCAACGATAAAGAATCTTCTTCATCGAATTGAGTTTTGGGAATCCGGTAATGGTTGGGTAGTAAGGCGCGTCAGACCTGCTCGTAACTCTCCCTTTCCGCAACTCGCACATAAGACTCTTTATTGGATACCAAACGGGCATTTAGCCCGACAGGTTGTTAAATCGGGGGAGTTCTTTTTAATGGGTAGATACCCTGTTCCACCGGAGGGGGTGGCTATTTTTGACATACCCTACAACGAAGAAGAAGAATGATGTGATTATATGGCTGTAACAAATGCTCAAATTAGAGATATGCTAAACAGACCACGTGGCTTGAACGAGGCTACTATCACTGAGTATGTTACTATAAGAACCGCAGAAGTAAATAAAGTTGCAAGAGGTTCTTCATACAATGTTGCAGACAACGCTGTTACCGACACTCTCAAAGAATCTGCTATAAAGGCATTAGTTTGTTGCGATTGTCTACGAGTCCTCGTAGATACCGCACCTATGTATGTGCCGGAGAATGAGTTTAGACAACAAGACATTAGATTTAGAAGCCAGTTAGATACTATGCAGAAGCAAGCCGACAATCTCTTGTCTATGATTGCTGAGAAAGGAGGCTCCGCCTTCCATTCTACGCAGACAGGTAGTAGACTTGAGGTATCCTAATGGCAACTTGGTATTGGACTGATGCAAACGGTAATCAACTTGCCAATGATTTAGGTAATTGGGTTGATGCAGGTGGTTCAGTAAAACCAACACTTGCAAGTCATCTTGCAACTGGTGACTTAATTTTTCGTTCTGCTGCAAATACTGCTTGCAACTTTAACCAAACTACTTGCAAGTCTATAACCGTTGAAGTGGGTTTTACAGCACCTATTCATGTAACTACTAATGTTGCATTAGAGTTTGCAAGTTTTAAGGATGGTATTCTTGACTGTGGTTCTGCAATAACATATTCATTTAGTAATGGTGCAAATCTCAATTCTGAATCCACCTTTATCGAGTTTGGTGATAACTTAACTTATTCTACTGGTAGTAGGGCAAACCTTACTTTTGAATTAACAAGCACACAATCCACCCCGATTAAGATAAGTGATGGTCTTTATCCTAAACTATCACTTGCAAGTGGTAAGTTTTCTACCCAGTATGTTACTCCAAACGCCAACAATACTAATGGTAAAGTGGATGTGTATGCTCTCACTATAAACAGTTCAGCAAGTCTTGAAAAAATAGCAATAAACAGTAGAAGCGTAAATGATAGAGATAAACATTTTTATCTTGCAACTAATTCATTAACTATATCTTCTGCAACATTTCATTGCGGTGAATCTAAGTGGACTTTACAAGGTCATACTACTGCTGCTATAATGTTGCCGTTTTTCAATGGAACAATAACTACGTTTAGAATGAGACATTTAGTCCTTGATAATCAAGCAGGGGCAGGTTCTATGTTTCAGATACCTGTCGGTGCTAATCTTACTTTAGACTCACTTGTAATAAATGAAGGAGTAGTGCTAACTGCTTCTGATGGTTGTGTAATTAGATGTTCTTCCAAACCAAACATAAAGGGTTCTTGGTCGTTTAACGAAACTTCTCAAGGAGTATATTTACCTAAAGATGAGGAGTATCTATTAGGTGTAAGGCAAGGAGGAACAGGATTAAGGACTCTTGGTTCTAACGGACAGGTTCTTACGTCAACTGGTACTGCTATGTATTGGGCTTCTTCCGGTGCAGGTTCTTCTTCTGTTATTGATATAGGGCCTTTGACTTCTGCAAGTAGCCCAAGTTTGTTTTCAAAGGTAGTTTTTGGTAGCCTAACGGTTTAATAAGAGTAGTAATGTGGTGATAATATGCCTTCAATAAGTGATAGCCGAAATCTGTTTACGGACACACAATCAAACAGAATCGCTGTAACTCCGGATGGCGCACAAATGTTTCGTGATACCGACAGTGGTATGGTTTTCGTGGGTGATGGCTCGAATCCGGGCGGACACGCAGTAGACGTTAGGCCACCAAAAGACATTACAGGAACAACACATACACTTGTAAGAGAAGATGAAGGTAAAACACTGATTGTAAATAACTCAAGTGGGTGTACTATTACTATCCCCTTAGCATCTTCTGTTGCTTTTCCAGTATCATTCACAGACATAAAGATATTTAACAAAGGAGCAGGTGATGTAACTATTGCAGCAGCCAGTGGTGTAACTCTAAGTGGTGACACATCAATTGTTCAAAATGAACACGGTTTAATTAAAAGCGTAGGCACTAACACTTGGGTTTCTATACTATCAAGAAACGCTACTGGCCCTACAGGTCCTACTGGACCTGCCGGTCCAACTGGCTCAACTGGACCTGCCGGACCTACTGGTCCAACTGGCTCAACAGGACCTACTGGCTCAACAGGTCCTACAGGGCCTACTGGTGCGGCAGCAGGTTTTGGTACAATCACAGCAAGTACAGGTCCTATCGGAGTAATAGTTGGTGGTCCGGATACTGCTAAGACTTTTTCTTTTAGTATACCACAAGGGGCTACCGGACCAACTGGACCGACAGGCCCTACAGGTCCTACAGGCCCAACAGGACCAACTGGTTCTACTGGTTCACAAGGCCCGCAAGGATTTAGATTAGGTCCTTCCTTTACATTTTCAACTACAACTACTGATTCAGACCCCGGAGCAGGTGGTATAAGATTTAATCATGGTACTTTTGGTTCTATCACTAAGATATTTATTGATGATGAAGATTCAGAATCGGGAACAGATTTCCAAACATGGTTTAGAACATGGGATGATTCTACAGGTACTAAGAAGGGAACACTAACATTTGAAAGTAGAGATTCAGCAATAGATTCTCCTATGGTTTTTGTTGTTACAGGAGTCACAGAAGCAACTGGTTATTTCAAAATAGATGTAGACCCTATGAATGGTACAGTGCCAAGTAACGGTACTAAATTAGCCGTTAGATTTGCTGCATACGGTAGCACCGGAGGCATTGGCCCTACAGGTCCTACAGGTCCTACTGGACCGGCAGGGGCAGACTCTACTGTTGCCGGACCAACTGGGCCAACTGGACCGACAGGACCAACAGGAGCAGCAGCAGGTTTCGGAACACCCACAGCAACTACAGGGCCTATTGGTGTGACTTCAAGCGGACCTTCTACTGCCAAAGTATTTGCATTCTCTATTCCACAAGGCGCAACTGGCGCAACTGGACCTACAGGTCCGACAGGCCCTACTGGTGCTACAGGACCCACAGGTCCTACGGGGGCTGATTCTACAGTTGCAGGTCCAACAGGACCTACTGGTCCTACTGGTCCTACTGGTCCGGATGGTCCTACCGGACCAACTGGGCCTACAGGTCCAACCGGACCTGCGGGTAGTACAGGACCGGAGGGTCTTGTATGGAAGGGTACATGGGCTACATCTACTTCTTACGCAGTAGATGATGCAGTATACTACTCTGTTGAAGAATCATCTTATATCTGCATACAAGCACATACTTCATCGGGTTCTATACTACCTACTAACACTTCATATTGGAGCGTTCTTGCTGCACAAGGTGATACTGGACCAACAGGTCCAACTGGACCGACAGGTCCCGTAGGTCCTACCGGACCGACAGGTCCAACTGGTCCTACAGGTGCAGATTCAACAGTAGCCGGTCCTACTGGCCCTACAGGGCCTACAGGTCCAACTGGTCCTAATGGACCTACTGGTCCGGCAGGTAGTGATGGCTCAACAGGACCAACTGGTCCAACTGGTTCTGCGGCAGGGTTTGGAACACCGACTGTATCTTCCGGACCTCTTGCAATTTCTTCAAGCGGACCAAACACTGCTAAGGTATTTGCTTTCACAATCCCACCGGGCGCGACTGGTCCAACTGGCCCAAGTGGTCCAACAGGACCAACTGGTCCAACAGGACCGGCAGGTAGTGATGGTTCAGACGGTTCAACAGGACCAAGCGGACCTACCGGACCAACTGGTCCAACCGGAACAGCAGCCGGATTTGGTACTCCTACAGTATCAAGTGGTCCTTTAGCAATCGCTTCAAGTGGTCCCAATACTGCCAAAGTGTTTGCGTTTACAATTCCACCGGGAGCAACAGGTCCGACAGGACCAACCGGAAGCGCAGGGCCACCCGGACCGACAGGTCCCGCAGGGTCAGATGGAAGTGATGGGAGTGATGGTGCTACAGGACCAACAGGACCTCAAGGACCGGCAGGTCCGACAGGACCGACAGGCCCAACTGGACCGACAGGACCGGCAGGTTCAGTAGGTCCGGAAGGTTTAGTTTGGAAAGGTAACTGGGCCACATCAACATCATACGCGGTAGATGACGCAGTTTATTATTCCGTTGAAGAATCTTCATACATTTGTATACAGGCTCACACATCATCCGGTTCTATTTTACCAACTAATACATCTTATTGGAACGTATTGGCTGCACAAGGAGACACAGGCCCAACTGGTCCTACCGGACCTACTGGGCCTACTGGACCCACTGGACCAACTGGCCCTGCGGGTTCAAATGGTTCTACTGGACCTGCGGGTCCACCCGGACCTACAGGTCCGGCAGGTAGTGACGGTTCTGATGGTAGTGATGGTAGTGACGGTGCTGCTGCCGGTTTTGGTACACCTACAGTAGCCTCCGGTCCTCTTGCAATAAGTGCAAGTGGTCCTAACACGGCTAAAGTATTCGCATTTACTATCCCGCCCGGAGCAACTGGTCCTACAGGGCCAAGTGGTTCTACCGGACCAGCAGGGCCTACAGGACCTACCGGCCCTGCCGGTTCAGATGGTTCAGATGGGTCAACAGGACCTACAGGTCCAGCAGCCGGATTTGGCACTCCCACTGTAGCCTCCGGCCCACTTGCTATTTCTTCGAGTGGTCCAAACACAGCAAAGGTCTTCGCTTTTACAATTCCTCCCGGTGCAACAGGACCTACAGGTCCGAGTGGTTCAGCCGGTCCGCCCGGTCCAACAGGTCCAACAGGGCCGGATGGCCCAACGGGTCCGGATGGTCCAGCAGGTCCTACTGGTCCAACAGGTCCTACTGGCCCTGCGGGGTCTGATGGTTCTGATGGTTCTACTGGACCTACTGGCCCTGCTGCGGGCTTTGGTACACCTACTGCTACTACAGGTCCTATCGGTGTAACAGCAAGTGGACCAAACACTGCTAAAGTTTTCGCCTTTTCAATTCCTCAAGGTGCTACAGGACCTACCGGACCAAGTGGCGGTACAGGACCGACTGGTCCTCCCGGTCCAACTGGACCTGCCGGTTCAGATGGTAGTGATGGTAGTGATGGGGCTACTGGTCCTACAGGGCCGACAGGTGCTACAGGGCCGACAGGTCCGACAGGACCTACTGGACCAACAGGGCCTACCGGACCAAGCGGAGGGTCGGGTGGTATTGGTGATTTAACAGATGTCCTTATGGATGCCACCAACTTTACAGATGCTTTCTTAGTACAAACAAATAGTGATGGTTCAGCACCCACAACAGGAACACTAAGTAGCGCAAATTGGAATGTTGGTATAGGTAAAGATGTATTTAGTTCTTTGACGAGTGGTGATGCTAATGTAGCATTTGGTGTCAACGCATTGAAATATACTACAAGTGGAGGCAGTCTTGTTGCTATAGGTCAAAATGCTTTAGAAAGAAATACTACAGAGAATGGTAATATTGGTATAGGTACACAAGCAATGGGTGGTGCTTACGGACAAACTGCAACAGGCGCATACAATGTTGCTATAGGGTACAACGCTATTAGATACGGAGCGCAAGACAACGGTAGTTATAACATTGGTATAGGTTACAAGGCATTAGAAAGCACTAACGGAAACGCAAGCGGTGCTACTTACAACGTAGGTATAGGGTACGAATCTTTACAGGAAAACACAAGCGGAGATAACAATACCGCAGTAGGTTACAAGACTTTACACTCAAACGCTACAGGTAATCGTAATGTTGCTATGGGTTACGCGGCTATGGATGCAGGTGATGGTGATGACAACGTAGCAATAGGTGCAAGCGCGTTATCGGCTGCTTTGAACAACGGAGATAAAAACACAGCAATTGGAGGACAGGCGTTGAATGATGTTACAAGCGGAGATTCTAATATTGGTGTTGGTTACGGTGCAGGTGATAACATTACAACCGGCTCAAGAAATGTTGTTATAGGCGATTGGCCCGTTGATTCTGCTACCTCAGATAGTCAATTAAAAATTGGTGACGGAGCAGGTGTTGTTCTTTGGTTAGATGGTGACTCCACTGGTGTTGCCGCGCCTAAAATACGAACAAAGATAATAACTTCAACTCCTGTAACATTACTTGCTACGGAATCCGGTTTTTACGTTAGTCTCGGTAGCGGTTCTTCTACCGTAAATCTACCGGATGATTGCGTAGCAGGTCAGCAATTTACTATTGTAAACGACAGTGGGGCTACTAAGACTATTGGTGCTGGAACAAACAACTCCTTTGCTACAGGATATACCGGAAGTATTGATGATGAATCGGCCAAATCCTTTATATGTTTCTCTAATGGTAAGTGGCACGCGATAGGGTGATTGAATGTCAATTGCAGTTGGTATTGTTGGTGTAGTACAAGCAGCATCAGCATCGGGTGGTTCTGCTCCCAGTGGTGTTAGTATCTCAACCAACACTCCGCTTGGTAGCCCTAATTATAACCATGCTTGTAAAATAGCAAATGATGACCCTTGCCCCAGTCCACCATTTTGCACAACCCCTGTTTGGATAAACGAAGACGGTAGCAATTTTAGTAGTTATAGTTTACAAATAGTAGTAGATACTAATTTCTCTACATCAAACGCCTACGAATATGGTGTGCATCCAAACGGCACATCGGGTTTTACCAAAGTTGAGATATTCGGTTATTGCAATGTAACAAGTGGTAATATCCCCGGTACTACTGAGTTTACTTGGGACTTTACATTAGTAAGTAATGGTTCAAGTGGTGTTAGTAGCGTTACTGTAGTATCAGAAGCAAGTGGAACATTAGCGCAAGACCGAACCAGTAACGCTGCTATAGAAGTACGTTTCAATGGTGTAAGTGGTGGTAGAGGATATTTACCTTGGCAAGCCACTGAGGTAGTAGAGTTTGATGTTGATTGTACGGCATCAAATGGAACAGGTCTTGATACTGCCGCACCAACATTGACAATAGAATTAGAGGGAAGTGGTTGATATGAGTAGATGGGTGGTTGACATACCTGCTGGTGAAAGCGGTGATTATAAAATAGAAAGTAATACGACTACAAGTGGTGAGCAATCTTGGCTTACTTATGTTGAGCATAAAGGCTTAACAGGTGGGCCTTACACAGTTTTGTATAGAAAATACACAGGTGTTTGGGGAGAAAACTGGATTAATATAATGCAAGATACAGAAGCCGAATATACAGAGCATGATTGGCTTATGTCAAGAATGAGTGGTGATATAATAATTGGTGGGCTTGGTCTTGGGGTAGTAAATGTAGGTCTTTTAGCAGAAAGCAATGTTAGAAGTGTTACTATTATTGAAAAGGAACAAGATATTATAGATTTGGTTTGGGAACACTGTAGCAAAGACGATAGATTTACTTTGATTCACGCTGATGTAAATACATGGGAAATACCCGAAGGTAGTAGTTGGGATGTCGGTTTCTTTGATACTTGGCTTACACATGAGGAGTCTTTATCTTCCTATCAAACAAGAATCAATAACAAATATGGCTCTTTTGTTACTGAAATAAGTGGTTGGTCTTGGTAAACTTCTTAATCCTTATTAGGCAACACTACTTGGTAGTGTTATGATTACACATCCCCAGTGGTTATTATACGAAGGAATACTTGATGATGAAACCTGCGATAGATGGTTAGAGTTAGGTAGAAAAGCAGAGTTGCAAAAAGCAACTACATTTAGAACAGGTAAAGGAGAAACAGACGCTCATCGTAAAACAGATATTAGATGGTTAGCAAACACAGGCGAGTTTCAAGAAATGCACACGCTTCTTACTAAACTTGCTCTTGATGCAAATGATGTATTTAATCTAACTTTGACTAACTTACCACCTTTGCAGTTTACTGAGTATGCAGGTGTAGGTCATCATTATGGAATGCACCATGATATAGATTGGAACAGGCAAGATGGAAAGCATAGAAAACTAAGTATTGTTGTGCAACTAACAGACCCCGAAGATTATGAAGGTGGTGTTTTATCATTTGCACACACAGAAAACCCCGACCCTACGGCTCTTATCAAGAGAGGTTCTGTACTTTTATTTCCGTCTTATTTAGAACACGGTGTATCACCTATAACAAGCGGTTCGAGAACAAGTCTTGTAGGGTGGTTTGAAGGACCCCGTTGGCGATAGTTTGACTAAGCAAAAATAAATATAGTCATCTATGTCCGATGACTTAGGCGGAGCCTTCTTTGTTTTTTTAATTCTGATGGTAGCGATAGTCCTATCCCCTAACATACCAAGCGGTCCTTCTGATGGTGTCGTAAATCCATTTGATTGTAAAAAGATTGAGGGGTCAGTAGTTTTGAAGGAGCATGATGATGAAGGGCATAAACTCTACGTGGAATATTTTGTTGCAACTGAGTGGGAAGGTAGTATAGTCTATGTTTCTAATAATACTTACAACTCCTTTGAAGAAGGAGACACATACGAGAAAATAGTGTGTGATATATTCGAGTATGAAGCCATCTTGCAACAAATTGAAGACTTGCAAAATATAGGGGTTTTAATACCACATAACGGTTAAAAGGCACACACGCTGTAATTTGAACAGTGGTGAGTAGGTGAGAGAAGGTAAGATAGTGTTTACGCCCCCCGAAAGATGTTATACAAAAGTTGTGTTAGAAGAAACCAAACACGGATTTAGAGTATATAGAATAGGAGAGGAAAGGCCATTTACAGTCATTCCCCATTCAGCAGTAAAACAAATAGAGTATAAGGAGATAGAAAATTATGCAAGATAATAACACAACCGCAGAATGTTTAGTAGATTGTTTGGAAGAATCATCCGGACTATTAGATGAATTAGAAGTAATTTTGGTTGCTATTGCAGCACTGATAGGTATTGCAGTATGGGCTATGAATAAGTACAAGTCTTTGAACGCTGATGGAAAAATAACTCTTGATGAAGTTATTGATTCAATAGATGATGTCAAAGAAAAGGTAGGGGAAGCAAAGGCTGAGTTGAAGACTATTGACGAAGCGTTGGAGTCTCGAAGCGTAGCACAACTAAAAGAAATACTAAAGTCAAAAGGACTAAAGGTATCCGGTAAGAAATCTGAATTGATTGAAAGGATAAAGAACAACTGAGGTTAATAAAATGGTTTACTACTGTTCTGTTGCCGATGTAGGGCAAAGATTAGGTCTTGATTCTGCACAAAGAACAAGGGCTAACAGTCGTATTACAAGTGCTATACGAAGGGCTACAATAAAGATAGACCAAATCTTTAGAGATTATGGTCGTGATTCCCCCAGTAAAAGCCTTAAAGATACCACTCTGAACGGTGCTGTTAGCGCAGGTGCTACTACTATTACCTTAACAAGTAGCACTGGATTTAGCAGTGCAGGTAACGGTAATGTAGATGGTGATTCCTTCGCATGGACCGGCAAATCTTCTAATGACCTTACTGGTGTTACTGGTCTATCATTCGACCACGCAAGCGGTGTGGCTGTTCAAGAAGGTGAGTTTGCTCACGTTCTAAGAGAGATATGTGCAGACCTTGCAGGTTCTTATTACTTGCAAGATGACTCGGTGTTTCAAGAAGGTGGTATGAGAGAGAGTGGCCTAAGAAGTAATACTTTAGGTTCAAGAGGTAAAGAGAATCTTTATCGTCTTGCTCATCTCGGAAGTGTAGATTAATGGCCTATATACGTCAACTTGCACCGTATACTCCCGGTTCGGGAGGAGGCAGAGATAGCAAGGGTTCAGCCGTTCAATTTAGAGTTGGTTACTACGATAGGGGCTTGATGAAAGCACTCAAGGGTATACAAACAGAGTTTGATACAAGAAAGTGGTTGCAAAATGAAATATACGCTTTTCTAAAAGTAGATATTATACCGGAAACAAAAGAGAAGTTAAGGGATAAACAACCGGAGACATTCGATAAAACACTACCTGCAACACGTAGATTCAAACGCTCTAAGAGTATCTACAGGAGAGTAGCAGACTCTCTTGATGCAGAGATAGATGGTGATGTAGTAAAGGCAGGTTCTAAGCCATTCCCCTTTGGTGTAGCCGGACAAAGACAGCCAAAAAATACAAAGAAAACGATTGCTCAGATAGTCAAAAGAGGTATGAGGCCGTTTGTATACAGGAAATCGGGAGGCCGTAAATACAACAGGTCTTTACCACCCAATGTTAGGTCCAGTATTAAGTTCGGCCACAGAATCAAAGGGCAAGGAGCAACATACGGTGTTGCATCATCCATAGGTATGCAGAGAAAGAAGAAACATCCGGGTTTCAAGGGCAACCAAAAGTTTGATTATGTAGAGTATATGTCAAAGAGTATAAGAGAGAACCGATTTAAGGAACACATGGTTAGTCGAATTGAGTTTTTGGGTAATATATATGGATTTAAGGAGAGGATATAATGGCAGTATCAAACAGAAACCACTTTTGGACTTCGAGAACAAACTTAGCAGACCCTACTGCACCTAAAGGTTCTAACAATGAAGCATGGACTCTAAACACTGGTACAGGCGGTGGTGGTTCTGTCAATGGAGACAATTGGAGAACAACCAATCAGATTTGGAAAGTTGCAAATGGAAGTAGCAACACATTACTTGCAAGTTGCAAAATAGTTGCAAAACCTAATACATCAAGTGAAATTATGGTTATTGATAATGGTACACATAGAGCAGAAGTACAAATAACTGCTTCTTTAGATTCAATAAGTTTGGTTGGTGCAACTACTGCTACTAAAAGTGGGTTAGATTTAGCAGTGACAGAAGACGGTTCAGTTCCGGTTTTACTTAGACTTACAATGGATTCAAGCGGTAATGCAAAACTATACATTGATGAGATAATAGAAGACGATGATGCTAATACACATTATCTTTCTGTAACAGGCGCGTCTTCATCAAGCGAAGGTATTTACTGGGGCAACACAACAGGGACACTCGACTGGTGTATGGTATATCATACCAGTCAAGGCTCATATTCCCCCGATGAGTTAGATGCAAGCGACTTCGTTAATTTTGCATTTATACGAACCGCACTTAAAATAATAGAAGTATTGAAAAACTCCAAAAGATTCCACCTAAAGAACCATGTTGGTGATTCTTCTATAGTTTATGGTTATGATTTATCATCTAACATGATAAGTAGGCTTATACCACCTACTATACACGTTGTAATAACAAACACTTCTTCACCGGAGTTTAATACATTATCCGGTTCAAGAACAGACCAAGACTACTCAGTTGATGTTTATATAACCACAAGAGGAACAGATTACAAAAACTCCTATCGTCTTGGTTTATCTATAGCCGGTGAGGTGTTTGATGAATTGTATACAAACACTGGCTTAGATGCGGGAATAGATAGCCTAATCGGGTATAATTTGGTGTTTGATACAAAGATGGATGATGACGAAGTTATATGTGTGCATCAATTGAACCTAACTTACATGAAGAAAGTAAACATGACTCGTAGAGAGGCATAAGAACCGTTAAATATCGGTATTTATGTAATATAGCCGTAGGGGATACACTATGACTACATTTGCAAACAGATATGTCTCGGTTGCCGTAGACCACGCTTACGGAGACGCGCAGACCGCAGACGCTTACGGAGAAATTGATGAGGAGTCTTTTAATGAGACTTTTGATGTACTACAAAGACCGGATATGAATAGATATGGCGCACAAAAAGCCGTTGATTCAAAACACATGGCTTCCGGTTCTTTTTCAATGCCACTACAACCGGATTTCTTTACTATGATTTGTCTACACGGTATATTTGGTGTTCACACTCCGGGTAGCACAGCCGGAGAAAACGATAACATTACAGAGTCCGCAGCAGCAGCCCTTCCTTCTTACACATTTAGAGTTGGTAGAGATGACAACGAATACACATTTGCAGGTCAAGTTATAGAATCAATCAGCATATCTTCATCCGTTGGAGAATACGCTATGATGACTGTAAACACTACAGGAGCAAAGGCTCAATTCAAACCATCAGATAGTAGCAACATTGCTATGGCTGCTCTTGCAACTCCTTCATACACATACACAGGAGATGCTGCTCACTTCGTAGGTGCTTTCGTCAACTTCGAGGACAAAGCAACAGACACAGCATTCTCTAAGTTGGTTCAGTCAATTGACTTTGAAATCAGCACTAACAGAGACATGGATAACTCATACACTCTTGGTTCAGATACTTGTGTACGCGCACCACCACAGCAACTACGAGAAGTTAGCGGTTCAATTACATTCAGTAAAGCCGTTCTCGCAGGTGATGTAGCAGTTGATGAGCCGGATTACTTGGACCTAATTAGGACTGGTTCTTTCCACAATGGTACACAAACAAACCCTGCTATCTCTGCTCTTTTCTACATTGATGCAAACAACAAGATTAGATTTGATTTCCACAAAGTCCACTACGAAGCACCACAAACAAGTGTTAGTGGTAGGGATTCGCAGACAATGACTGTTAATTTCATAGGTCTTTACGATGAGACCGAAACAGAGATGGTAAAGATTACCTTCTCATCAGAAGACACCAAACTAAAAGGCAGTGGTGCAGTAGATATAGATAGCCTATCATCGTGATAGTTAGATTAGTATAGTATAGAATAGAGTTGAGAAAAGTATGCCAGTATTGCAAAAAGAAATAGTATTAGATGACGGTAGTAAAATCCTTGTGCGCCAAGCATCGGGAATGGAAAAATTACAGATTGAGGCAAGACAAGCCAAAGTCTTTAGAAAGGTTAGGCACTTTGGGTCTAACCCGATGGAATGGTCTGACGAACAACAAGAGGAGTTTGCTAATCTTATTGAAGAAGCAGATGCAGGTCCACAAAGTCAAATGCGGGATTGGATTCCGAATTGTATTCTCTCAGAAGACGTAGACGTTAATACATTTACAAGTGCTGAATTGATGAAGATACTATCATTCGTTAGAGGAGACGATGAGGAGGGCAGTGTCCCTTTATCGAGTTCCTCTTAGTAGCACCGGCATTGTGTTCAACATTCAAAGGCGTTCTTCCGAGCGATTTACGAATGCGATACGGTGGTGCAGGGGGCAGATATTTGTTAGAAATAGACTTAGCAGTAGCAGGTGAAATAGCAGATAGAATCACCGAACAAACAGAAGATTCACGCAATTCCCCTGCTTCACAGTCACGCAAAGCCCGTAAAGCAGTCGAAAGACGAGGGCGTATGGATGGAAAAGGCTTAGGGGAATTGTTAAAAGACACCTTTGATAATAAAGAAGGTGAGTAACTATGGCATCAAGGACCGGCTCGGCACGTGTATTCTTCGAGATTGTAGGACAATTTCAAGCCGAGAGGTTACTCAAAGATGCAGAAGCCAGTGCTGTAGTAACACAGGCTATTTGGCTTGATGCAGCCGGTGGTATCATCGAAGCCTTTGAGTTTGCTTTTGATGGTATTAGAGACCTTGTAGAAGAAAACATAGAATCATTCGAGGCATACGAAGAACAACTAATTCAAGTTAAAAAGTTCTATCAAGGTGTAGATGAAGACATTGAGAAGTTTGCCGATGCTTCTATGAGACTCGGTGAGACCTTCGCTTTTAGTGGTGCAGAAGCATTGAAAGCAGCAGCACAAATGGCTCAGATGAAAACTGTTTTGGGTAGTCCCGAAGCAGTTATTGCTGGAACAGAAATGGGTTTACTATTTGCTGAAATAGGTAATATGGATACTCAACTTGCTATGAAGCGAATGACAAGCCTAATGCAACAAACTGGGTTTGCTTTAGGTGGTTTGACTCAAGCACAATATGATAATCTCGAAGCAGAAACACAGGCAAACCTTGTTCGTGGAAATACAATGAGAGTGTTAGACCAACTTAACACAATTGAAAACTCGTCTGTTGCAACTATGGAAGACATGACTTTCGTTCTTAACCAGTTCTCAGCACAGGGTAACTTGGCCGGTGAATCAATGGCTACTATGGCCGCATTTGCTGCGTTACTACTTGAGGCCGGTGAAGAAACAAGCAGAGCCGGAACAGGTCTGAGAATGATATTCTCACGATTAGCAGTAGATGGTGGAGACGCTTCGACAGCAATTGCAGAGGTAGTCCCACACCTTGATGCTACTACTGTATCCACCATGTCACTAAGCAGTGTTCTTGAGGAGTTAATACCTTACTATGTTCAACTAAATGATATTGAAAAGATTAGATTAACGCAAGCAATAGCCGGTAATAGGCACTATGTAAAGTTGCAAAAGGTTATCGAGAATCACGAAAGGTTCATCACACTTACAGGTATGGCTTACTCCGGTGCGTATCCCGCAGTAGAGGAGTTTGAAAACAGACAGGAATCTATGAAGTTCAAGATAGACAAAGCCAATGCTATGATTGAGAATCAAAGGGCTTTAGTCGGTGAAAACTTAGCCCAAGCCTATGTTGATTCATTAGAACCACAATATAGATTCCTCAAAGCGTTAGGTGCAGCGACAGATGAAACAGATAGATATTCAGCATCGTTAGGTGGTTTGAGTTTCAGTGTCAAATCCACCATCGAAAACATTATGCTTCTTGGTGCAGTTGTTGAACAACTTACTTTACCACTAAACTTTGTAATGGGTCTTGGTAACATAGCAATCTCTATGAAAGCATTTGGTGCGATAAACAGACAAACAGCACAGATGCAAGCATTCCACACCGAAGCCTATGGCCGTAGAATCTACATGGCTGAACAAACAGCACAGATGGAAATAGCAACTGCTTACAAAATAGATGATGCGTATAGACAAACGCACTTTGATATGATGGCAAGAAGAAAGCAAAGTGTTACTGTAAGAAAAGCACAAATAGCAGGTGAACAGGCATCAATTACAAAACTAAGACAAGCAAACCGAGATTTAGCAAATGAACAGTTGCAACTAAACATGACTGTTGGTAAAGATGTAACAAAGAGTTTGCAAATACAAAGACAGATAGAAGGAAATAAACAACTTATATCACAACACTTGCAACAAAAAAGATTGAAGGAACAAGAGTTGCAAACAGACTCAATTATATTTCAACAAAGAATGTCCTATCAAGAAGGTATGAATGCCTACTACAATATGAGTGTAGGGCAGAGAGCAAATCAAGTTAAGCAACAAAGTGCTTTGTCGGGTGCTATACAAAATACTTTCAACAATATGGCTAAAGAAGTAGTAGTTTTCAGAGCCTTGACAGATACCGAGAAAGAACATCTACAAACAAGAATGGATAGTTTGCAAGTTGATGCTGTAAAAATACAACTAAGTTTAAGTGAAAACAGACTTAGGTTACAAACAGAAAACTTAACTGATAAAAAAACACAAGCGTTAAGAGAATTAATAGCAGCAGAAGAAGAACATCTAAGAAATATAGGTCAAGAAATTGCTATGGGCCAAGCAACACTCATAGCAGATGAAAAGAGAATTGAGAATATAAAGAGAGAGAAAGTAGAAACAAGTAGTCTTAAGATGGCCCTTGATTCTCTGCATGGTTCAAGAGAAGCAAATCTAAAAACAATGAGGAAAGCCGTAACAGCCGGTAGTGGTTTACTTGGTCTATATGCTATGACTACTAAGAATAGTGAGCAAATGGAGGCTGCGTTGTATGGTGTAATTTTAGCACAGGGTATTTATCAAGGTGCTTTGTATGCTTCAAATCTTGCTCAGAAAAATTATACTAAAGGAGCAATCATGGCAAAGATGGCAACAAATGTATTCTATGGTGTAATAGTTGCAGCAACCGCCTATATTGGTGGTAAAATGATTGCAAATGTATTAGACTTAAACAGTTCATTTGAAGACCTTTCCTCAAGCACAGCAGATATGACTAACCACTTTTCTGATTTGCTCGGTGTAACAAAAGAATTGAGTATGAAAACAGATGAGAGTATTCTTGGTGGAATAGTTGATGCCTCATACAATGACCTTAGACAATCAAGAGCCTTAACATTAGAAACACAGCAAACATTGCAACAGAGTCTTGACGGTTATCAAAGTGTTATGGATGAGTTCGATGAGTCATCCACTGACCCAATTTATCTATCTGCGAAAGAAGCAAGTGGCATTGCAACTCAAGCATTGAGAGAAGTAGATACTATACTTGCTGCTCATACTGGTGCTGCGGGTGCAGCAGCAAGTTTCGTAGATAAAGAAATGGCAGAGTTGCAAAGAAGTGTTATGTCCGGTGAAAATGTTATATTAAATACATTATTGCCCGGAGAAAGCCCCACAGGAGACCCAACGACACAAATTGGTACTTACTATAGTGACTTTTACTTAATGATAGAAGGAATGAAAACTCAATACTTTGCAACAGAAGAAGAAATGCTTGCTGCAAGAGAAAAATACATGAGCGAACAAGCAGCAATTATAACTGATAAGAGTGCAGATATTGAAGAAGCATACGAATTACTTTATGGTAGTATTTTAGATACTACAGAAAGCGCAGTAAGCGATACAATGGGTGTAATAACCGATGCTTTGGATGATATAAACGAGTTTGCTAATGCAAGAGAGGAGTTGTTCTTTGGTAATCAAGCAAACTTTCAAGGGGCAATATACAAACAAATAACGCAGGGTGGAGTAGAAAGTGTCTTGCATAGAGTTGAGATTATTCAGCATAATCACTTCAATGGTATGACCCTGCCCGAAATGATTTCCCAAGTTACAGAAGGTGTAATGACGGAGATGAGAGGGCAAGGTGTTCCAATATGAGAACCACTACTAACGATGTAAACGTGTGGCTTGCGGGCTACTATGATGATTTTATGTCATGTCGTTCTGTCCCCGATGATAGTAACGCATCAACAGTTAGGACACTCGACCACACTGCTACACATCACGGCAACCCAATGAACGGAGAGGCAACACTAAATCCACGCTATAGATATTCATTACCCGATAGGTCTCAAGTTGCAACTTACGATAGTGCTAACGATTCTCTTACAGCAGATGTATTATTTGCAACTTCTTCTGTTGCAACTATTTCCAACAATGGTATACATGAATGGCTAACTTTAGACACAATAAGAAGGGGTTATAATAACTGGGAGGGCAGAGCGCAGTTGCAATATCCCGATTCACGAAGGGGTGCAAGGCAAAGGTTCAATGGTGCAGCCGGTGATTCTTACGAAGCGTTTACTAACGGGCATGATACAAGAAATGTATACTACGCGCCTCTAAAAGAAATTGATTCTACTATGGGTAGGTCTCGAATCATATCAAGAACAGCAAGAGATGATACCGGAACGGTTTATCATGGTGCAGGTTCTCATCAGAAAACTGAAAGAGAAGGTCACATTAGCACTCATTCTATATCACTTGCAAGTATTCTAAGTGGAGAAAGAGTAGATAAAACCACTACTTCTGCCGGAGCAAACAGAGAAACAGCAAGAAAGCATCTATATCCACTTCGTTCACCGGCAGGGCAACCCTTCTTAGTATCAAAACTACATCAAAAAGAGCCAAGCACTCTTGGAGGTAACAGACATAGGATTCTAAACTATGATGGTAAAATGCAGTTTTCCGGACTTGGTGATACATTTAACATACGAATGGCATCACATACTTTTGGTGGTTGGGGCGGACAAAAGTATACTATTAAAATAGGATACCCAAAGTCCGGTAGTTTCAACAAATCTACACAGACTTTTAGTGGTACACCGGCAATAACTTGCAACATTGCAATATCAGATTTGTCAAGTGGTGATTTAGAAATAGATACTTACACTTATGCAAACAATGATAATTATTGGGATGATATAGATATTGTAATGGACTTTACAGCACAGTCATTCAAAGTGTATATTGATGGAACATTAAATCAGACTGGTTCTATGGCGGGTAGTTATCAACCCGAAGACATATACGGTTGGTCTTTAGACGTATTTAACGATGGTGGATGTACTGCGGGATTTGTAGATGCAATCACTTGTATAGACCGAGTAGCACTTTATATCCCCCTACAAGAAGAAGTACATTCAACTAACTATACCCCACTGGAATCATTATCATACAGAGCGCAGGTAAATACTCTAAGCACTATTGACATTGTTGTATCTGACGATGATAATAGATTTGGATTAGTAGGTCTTCTTGAATCAACCGGATTTACAGAATGGTCTGCTTTAGTATTTAGAGAAAACTATAACAGACCTATATGGTGGGGTACAATTACTTCTATTTCTCATCAACAAAACCCTTCAAACCAAACACTAAACACAAGAATCACAGCAGAAGAAAACTTTGGTTTGATGGATAGACAATTACCTATTTGGGAGTTAGGTCAAAGTGCCTCGTTAGATAGAGACGGACACTTTGCTTTGAACACCGCTATCGAAAAAAGAGCAACATTAATTGATAACATGAGAAACATTTTGTATACTGGTGGTGCAAAACTTAAACTAAATAATTCTACAATTGGATTTACCAACTCTGATTTTGATACAGCAGATAACCAAAGAACGTCTTTGTTATCGGGACACCCAATACAGATGTATGTAGGCGAAGATACCAATGGACCTAATGATACCGAAAAAGAATGGGAAGGTTATGATTCACCAAGATGGAAATTAGAAGAAGTACATGGTATGTTTAAGGGAGTGAGTCTTACCTGTGTGCTACTTAGGGGAGATACACAACACACAACAAGTAACTTACTTGCATCCACTCATACATCAGTAACTTCTAACAAAACAATAAACAGTGTTACAACTATAACTAATTCATCACAAGCCCCCGAAGAAACACCTTCAATGAAAGTTGCAATTCTTTTAGTAGATGACAGTCTACCGAGAGCAGAAAAATACTGCACCACCTATCAAGTAGTTGCAACTAATCCACTAAACAGTAAAAAGAAAATTGTTGAGTTTGTAACTTCTGCAACACATGGTTACAGTCCGGGTGATGAAATCATATTTGGTATGAGAGTAAATACCAGTTCTTTTGAAATTGATACGACAGAACAAAATATATTTGGTGGCGGTCAATATAAAATACTTGCAACTCCTACAACTACTAAGTTTCACATAGAGGTTACATCAGCAACATTAAGTGCATCTACTGCTACTAATTTTGGTAGCGGTAATGGTTTGCAAATATTATACTCTACTAATAATATACCAGCAAGACTTACACAAAAAGAGTTAGTCTATAATGCCAGTGTTACAGACTTTTGGACCGATACTAATAAAGCAAAGGTATTCTATAGAAACCTACATACTAAGTGGATGGATGATGTACGAAAGTCCCTTTGGTTCAAGAGTAAGTTTGGTATAATTGCAAGAGAGTGTTACCATACTGCGGGTAAAAATACTTTGTTGAGTAGACCCGTAGCACCTGCAAGTGAGTCCTCATATTCTCAAGATACTGCTACATTTACAGGTATAAGTACATTATCCACCAGTGCAACAAGTGTTACTTGTGATGACCCCGCTATTTGGTATTACAAACAAGTCTTGGGTAAGGATGGTATCATAGACCTAATAGACCCTTTAACTAATGAAAGAAACACTCTACTATTCGATGGTTGCTCAGACCCTACTGCTGCAAACTTGACTTACATACAACTTAACTCCGGTGCAGCCGTGACAATAGAGGGCAAATCTTGGTATAATGGTTTTCAAGCAGTAGATGCAAGTGCAACTCTTGCTATATGGGATATAGTAGTACATACTGGTTTTGCTGACTATGACTTAAATGGTGTTCATCAAATTACAGGTATCTATACACAAGGAGGGGGGTATACCAAGTATGTAGCAGTAAAATTAGATGAGTTTAGCAACCCAAAAGAGAATGCCGGATTAGTTACAAATAACCTATCTTGGTTTGAAGACCCCGATGACTTTTATCCTAAAGTTTGGAGAAATAGAACGGTAAATCTAAGCGATAATATTACTGGTAATGAAACATTCAAAACCTTAAGACACACTATGACATCACTTGTTCCTAACAATGTAGCCACAAAGACAACAGGAGCAACAGGTAAGATACACTTTGGGACTTTTACTATTCAAAACATAAAAGGTCAAAGGAGAGCATGGACTGCCGGTGATTTCCAATATCGTTACAGAAAGATAGATGAAAGCAACGGATACAAACACATTTGGTTGCTTTGGTCTGATATGAGAAACGATGGCAACGCTGATGCTAACAATGGTCTTACAAAGAAAGACTTTGGTTTGGTTTTACCTACCAAAGACAACTACCAAGTAGAAATGATATTCGCAGACCAATTCGATGCTAACGGAAACAACAGTGGATTTGCAAGTTTGCAAATAGGTAATGACGTAGATATATGGAATATAGACTCTGCTGTAGAACCTTACAGTGGTGGTGCTTGGTCCGCACTTAACTCAAACGATTATAGAATAGGTAATTTT